TCACTTCACGATACTGTTCATAACCTCCAAGACTTTCAACGCATCTTTCTCGTCCTTTCTCTTGAGATCTTCGAATACGTCCCTAAGTGAATCCTCTGAGGAATAAGCTATAAATGCGAACCCTAGCAAGATTTCCTTGTGTTGTCTTTCTATGTCTCGATCCTGTCGAGCTTGCTCATTACTTCTATATTGTTGCTCTTTCAATTCCTTCAGTTGAGAAACATAATCATCGATAGCCATGACAAGTATAGTACTCAATGAGTATCGATCGTCGATCTCACGTCCAGTACACTCTTGCAAGAAGTCAATGGCTGTCATTAACCCCATCTCAACCACTTCTCCATGCTCCTCTTGTAAATATGTTTCATAATCGTCTTGGTTGATAACAATACCTAAGCTATTATTGAAACCGATATTCTCCAGAAACGTTATTACGCACTCAGCTTCCTCGTTATCAAAATATACCTTACTTAATAACTCCTTGATCTCTTTGAATCTTTTCATTTTTCTTTTGTTTTTTAATTTGTGTATAATAAAATAGCCATTACATTAAAAATACCAAATTTAACCAAACCATGAATTACAATAGCTTTAAATAATGTCTTATCTGACATAAGGCAGATGTACCGAATTTTAAAATTATTGCAAAACCCACATATAGTTTGACTTTTATTACTATTTTTGTCCTCGTTGAATCTTTTAAAATATTATTTATGAAGTTAACACAAGAACAGCTGCTGAAAATTCAGCAAAATCTTAAAGTAGGGAAATGCCCAAATTGCGGATGTGAAGAGGATAAAATACTTAGTCCAGATGAAATACATCTAGTATCGTTAGACATCGATACTTTAAATACAGTAGGACTTGAGAAATTAGGCTCATATCCAGCCATCATGACAGTCTGTCCCAAATGCGGTTTTATTTCCCTTTTTGACCGAAAGTTCCTATGTAGGTAATTCTCCTACACAATGCCACCCCAACCCTTTGATTAGACTGCTTTCAGTTGACAGGCTGGGGTTCTTATAATTTTTTTTTGTTTCATATGTTTTCTTAAAATCCCTAGCTTTAATCTTCGCAATAATCCTTTGACCGCTCCTATCAAGCAATCCTAAATCAGTCTTCAAGACTAATCCTTCAGCATCATACGTAGTATCTTCAGCGATCAATGACTTGTAGCCATTACTAACATACTCAATCGCTTCCTCGAATGTCATATAGCCGATCACTGGAACTACCTTGATTGCCAGATCGCCAGCTATCTTCTCTACATCAGGTCTCCTTAACCACCATTTATCAATCTTGACATCGAACAAAATGAAGCTTACCCCAGCCTTGATATAGCGACCTCCACCTTTCTGAATCTTCATACCGTATCCTTCTCCATAGAGAATAACATCCGCATAAGGCGTATCAAAATCATCTCCATTCTCAGGAGGAAAAACTTTTCTCATCTTATCGACAGTAAACAACTCCTCTAGTTTTATCAATAGATGAGGAGGAATGTTGGCTTTATCGGTTCTTCCTCCAAACTCAACACGTACACCATTGAACCGGATCTGGATATTTGTTCCATCAACCTTTTCCTCTGCTCGAAACTTGCAATCCTTCAAGTATTCGAACTCCGGTAAACTCCAATCACCCAATATCAATCTATTGGTCTCAAAATCTCTCTTGTAAATTGTATTAATTTTCTGATAATCCTTGTGTTCCATCTTTGTAATTTTTAAACTCATCTAATATCTTGTCTATTTGCAACGCTATTCTCTGACATACAATTCCTCTACCACACCTCATATTTGCGTCATAAGCTATCTGTAACTCATACAGCTTATTTTTCAAATCCAGCATTCGAGGATCGATTCCTGTATCTTCGATGAATATCTCTACAGAAATACCCAATCCCAATATCACATTATTTGAGGAAGAATATTTATACGGGTGCATATAAACCACTCTCTTGATCCCAGCTTGATAAATATTCTTTATACACTCATCACAGGGTTGATGGGTAACATACATCGTACACCCGTCAACCGAAATACCTTGCTTGGCAGCGTACATCAATGCGTTCATCTCAGCGTGGATCTCATTGGATAATGACCACTGGTGATGTTGATCTTTTGTAAACTCACCAGATTCATACAACTCATTACAATTAGGTGCTCCGGTAGGCGTACCATTGTATCCCATCGAAATGATCCTTTTGTCTTTTACGATCACAGCCCCTACATGAAGAGCCATACAATGGCTCTCATCGGCTAATCTGGAGGCTACATCCAGAAAAAATTTGTCGTTTAACATTATATTTTATTTTTATTAAGAAATAAAGGAAAGACGCTTATCTTTACAGTGTCTAATGAAGAAAAATCAACGTCTTTCCTCTTTAGTGAAGGATACAGTAGCTATATTCTATTATATAGTTAGATTGATCTTATTGATCGATTAGTATCCTTGAGGAAAAGAAGCCTATAAAAAGGTAGGTGCATTCTTATACACTGATTATTTATTAGATTTAGGGAGAGGTGCTAGCTTCTCCCTTTTTATTCACATAAAATCAAGAGATCTTGATAAAATCACTACTTTTGTAGAGAACATGATATTCAGTAAATCATGTGCTATTCTTAGAAAGAGTATCAAGGATATAATCAACATCGTGTATTACTTCAAAAAGCTATATACGATCATTGATTGGTTGGGTGAGATACTCTAATAGCACAATACTAGTATTGGATTGATTGAGTTTGTACCTTATAAACAAAAAAACATCGATATTATATATAACCCATCCGATGTGTTTATAAGCTCTGCGAGCAGTTTTTAGGGGGAGCACCACCTCCCCCTATTTTATCAAGACCTCATTGAATTTTATATCCTCTCCCAAATATTAAGTTTGCTCATGACAATGTTTACCGCAACTGGAAGGTTAACGATATCCTTATAAATGGGATGGCTTCCATGATATACGGCGAAAAGCTTGTTCGCTTGTTTTCTCACCGTATAAGCAGGGCCATGATTATCCTTAGAACCCATAAAGCATGAGAATACTACTTTCATTTTCTCACCAACTTTAATATCCCTAGCCCAATCAATACAAGAACCCCCAGTGACAGCATGAAAGCCACGGGTCCCCACAACGGGAGTAAAACCCACCACCAAGACCAAGCGATAACGTTCGTAAGTTTCAATGTAATAAAAACGATCGCTAATAATCCGAAGAAAGAGATTCCTCCGGAACTTACTTCTTTACTCATTTGTTTTAATTTTTGTTTATATTAAAATATAGATTGTTACCATAACTTAGGGTTCAGTAAATTATACCCCTTCGTCAATAATCTTCTTTCTCGCATATTTTTAGAGACCCTTTCATTTAAGATCCCAACCAGAACATCGCCATAAGTAGTATTAGGCTCAAGCCTTCGATACATATTATATTTTTCCATTACTGTATCCGAGTAAACCCTAGAGACTTCGACCCAACGATACCTCATGGTTCCTATACAACTACGATAGGGAACCCTTCTCATCATCTTATATACGATAAAGATAGGATTACTATCCTTGATAATCTTTGTCCTTCTATCCAGAATGATCTCTCTATAATCTTCCATCCTATTCCGTGGGTATATTGATTATGTAATTGAAATCATGACTGGTAGAATCGATATTGATGATGATAGAGGGATTTCCATTGTTATTGATGGAATCCTTTTCTCTTAAAGTCTTGATATCACTATTATGCTCTTTGGTACTTGGGATATAGTTATCGCAAGAACATACAAGCATGACAAGCAGGGTTAACAATACATATTTCATTCTTCTTGATTTTTAATTAAACCATAAAACATCATAGCGACCCCGCTCAGTCCAATAAAAAACGCACCAGCTGGATCAAGCTCACATTTAACAGCGATCAAAACCAAGAGAAAACCCAGAATCAACGCCGATATTCTATAAAAATGATTCATTGTCTTTATTATATGATTTTATATTCCTTTAGCCATTTCCAAACAGTATACCAATCAACATAAGGTCTTTGGTTTAGTTCCTGAATCAGAGGACATCCTAGCGCAGCATCATCAATATAAATATGGCAATATGGCTTTGGGGATGTTGTCCAAGATGATTGGTCTGGGTTCTCGTTAATACCATAAAGAGGTATATCGTTTTTCTTGAACCAATTCACCGCATCCGTTAGGTATTTACCTCCTTCTGGATGAATATCATAACCAGAGGATTTAGGATCATCTATATCACTTCTCATAGTATAGAGGATAAGCTTATGACCATCATCCACCAATTCTTTCAATATCGGAATAGCTCCAATATCATCTCCTATCGCTGGGAATGCATGTTTAACACGTGTCCCGTCAAAATCAATTCCAATTATCATACATCATTACTCTCAACTAATATAAATTCATTACCATTTTCTTTATCCCAGCATCTGGTATACACAGCACCACACTCCCCTTCTTTGTAAAAATAACAACCGCAACATGGAGCGGTATGATCAAAATATGGAACAGCGATTAATTTTATGTTATCTTCTGTTACCATAATATCCCCTTGTTTCATATTTCACCCCTTTCAGTTATAAATTAGTTTCCATCAGATATAGCCTTAATCCCTATCGTATCCATCAGTTGAAGCAAGTCTGGCTGATCAAAGAAATCAGACACACCATATACAAGTTTCTGAAGATTTTCTGCCATGTCTTTGAAAAATTGTTCTCTAGCTGGTGTCCAATCAATACACAAACCGTCATTTTTACACTCATACCCAGTGGAACCATCTTCGTTAATAAGATAATAGTGTTTCTTATCAGTACCGGAAGTTTCCATCAGCACCCTGTATGAAAAACCAAACGAGAAACTATCCCTAAAACCATGCTCTGTCTCAAATTTCTTACTTACTCCTAGTTTAATTCCAGTATAAGAATATTCACCCGTTCGATTCATAACAAGATTAGCAGTCGCTTTCAGAGTATAAGAAATTATCTTCTTCGTTATTTTCACTTTTTCATGATACTCTACAATAGACTCGTTCAAATGGGCATTAATTTCTTCCTCGCTTCGATAAACCCTTTTACCGAATTCGGTTAATTTATATAACTCATTAGGAATTCCACGATATGAAAAACCATCTTTCTGGGTATACCACAAAATAAGGTCTACCCATTTCTCGTTTATTTTAACGCATTTTGTTCCTACTTTCGGCATAACTAAATTGATTTTTAAGATTTGTGGTAGTACCGGGATCGAACCGGTCCATCGCCAGTCTCATGACTTTTCGGAGGACGGATAATGAATGATTTGTTAATAAATTAGTTAATTGATTTATTTGAGACTTCGAAACTACCGTATAGTGTTCCCTACCGGACTTGAACCGATGACCTTGACATTATGAGTGTCTTGCTCTAACCAACTGAGCTAAGGGAACGATTCCACTTACGTCCTCACGGATTCATTGTGGATTTTCGTATCTTTGTAATATGTCAAACAAAGATGACGAAAAGCAGGTCTCGAACGTGGACATCCTACAATGTATGTACTGCATTGTTATGATCGTTATAGAAGTCATTAGATTTCTAATGTCCATACCCGCTTAATAACTCTTTAGCTTGATCGCATTTAATGCGCTTCGTTTATTAGTTAGCGATCCTAATAAACGATGAACTTAAGAGGGTAGTCACAAGCTGCCCTCTTTTTAAACTTACATTTACGCTTTCACAAGCTTATCATGTATTTACATACAAATATCGGTCAAGATAACGTATCTTTGTGTCGTGCTCAATAAAGATACAGACGAGCAGATCAAGAGCGTGGATATTTTACAGTGTATCTATTACATTGTAATGATCGTTCTCGGAATTGTCAACTTTCTGAGATCCATATCTGCTTAATAACCTTTTATATTGAACCAGCATTTATATGTTGGTGTTTATTGGTAAACGATCGCCAATAAAGTACATATCTAAGAGGATAGTACATGCTATCCTCTTTTTTAAAATAGTAACTGGAAGAGGACTCGAACCTCTATTGTGTTACGCACCACATCTCAAGAGCTTTGCACTTACTAAATTCGTCTTTACGTTAACACTTTCAGTACGGGATTAAAAGTCCCTTAGTTTTCTTGAAGCGTATACCAATTTCGCCATCCAGTCATTTTACCACTTACACCTTCACAGGCTCATTGTGGTTTGATAATTTTTCATACTTTTGTAGTATGCCAAAACCTAAATCTAATAATTGGAGTTTTGATGTGGTTTTACTACAATGCATATATTGGGTTGTAGTCATTATCAAGGAAATAATATCCTTCCTTGTATCCATCTCCAATTAAGCTTTCAAGCAAAGAGAGGAAAAACAATGATACCTCTCTTAAAAGTATGAACCTTAACTTTACTCACCTATTCTCACGAACCGGTAGGAAAACAATGAAAAAAGAAATGTTACACATCCAATTATGAAAGGGAAACCGGATTCGAACCGGTATATCCAGCATGAAAGTCTGTTGTTCTACCATTAAACTATTCCCTCTAAGAAACACTATGTCGCACCTAAATCATCGCCACTATCACTATTAGCTCCAGTTAAGAAAGCTCCCATTCCTAAAGCTCCAACAATCAGCAATAATAATTGCCACCATTCACAATCAAGTCCCATAATATTTCCGTTTTATTCCGTTTATAAAAAGATTTATATTCTTCTATTTCTTCATTTGATTGGCGATGTCAAGCATCATCTTCAGTCCAACCGCATCCATAGAGTTACCTCCTCCAGTATTACCCATCATGATCTCTGGAACCCAACGAACATTTGATTTAGATAAAGCCTCAGCGACACCTACCGTTGTCTTGTAATCCCACTCAGCCTTTTCTTGTGGGGTAAGACCAGCTTGAACTTTCAATCTGTTTGCTTCTGCCTCAGCTTTACCCTCTTCAATAATCTTTTTCGCCTTCTCCGCAGCCTCCTTAGCTTGTAACTGAGCGACCTCGTAAGCTTGTTGAGCCTTAGTAACCTCTACAGCCTTGATCTCCTCTTGTTTCCATTTTGCTTTCTCAGCGTCTCTCTTACCTTCTTCCTCGGCTTGGATTCTTAATTGAGCGGCCTCTAAAGCTTTTGACTTTGCTGTAACTATCATTCATATTCCAACAAGTTCATAACGCTTGCTGCGCCATTCGGCTGCTATATGTTACCATATAGATTAGACTATATCATTCTCCTATTCTATCAAATGAGGAGAGGCTCCTTTTCCACCTGCATACATTTCAAGTGTACTCCCTTTCGGGATAGTCGTTGAACCTTCACTGAATATATGATTATGTATTCTTTCAATATGATCTATAAATTCTTCAGAACTCATAGTATCTTTTGCTCTATTGCACTTAAAACAACATGGAACACAATTGAATTTCTCATATCCAATACTAGAATCAAGTCTATCAACCCCATTATGCTTTAGCATAGGTTCTGCCTTATTAGCTCTTGGTATCAGACTTTTATGCACGTATGGATGAGATCCACAATAATAACAATCTTGGTTTATTAAGTGATTAAATTCTTCAAATTTCAAATTCATAGGAATTCCTCTTCTGGCCGCATTGGAGATATATTCACTAAATACCTTCTTACGTAACCCCATCTGATTAAGTCCCATTTGTTCATAATAATCGCTATTTACAATCCGATCTATTGCCTTTTGAGCTTTTTGAGCTTTTAGATGAAGCGCTCTAGGACGCATATAATAAAACATTCCTGTCTCATCAATACATTTCCATCTCCACTCTTTATTCCCTGCGGCAGTTTCAATTCTAATATGTTCTAAAAGTGTAAAGTTATCCACTTTATCACCTACATTAAATAAATACTTCATTGGCTTTGGTTTTTAATATTTATAATACGATTGTTATTTTTATATTCAGTGCTTGGCTGCTGATTGTCCTTATATACAGCAATTAATAAGGATTTTCCAGCAATTAAAAGCCTTTGCTTTATACATTTCTGCATAAAGGTCCTATTATGTTAAGACATATCAGCCTCTCTCTGTTTATTGATCTGATCTATCGTAGCTTGCTCATATTCCATATCAGAGATAGAAAGCTGGGAAACCTTCAGTCCATAATAAGCAAATGGTGACTCTTCTTGTCTCTTATAACCGTTCGGAGAAACAGAATCAGTAATAAGACTAGCTATCCGGATGATTTTGATCTCGTTCGTTAATTGGTCGGTAGTCTCCTCTTCCTTCACCATAGTCTTATATACGCCATAATTCAACTGATCCGTTGCGTAAGCGATCAAGTCTGTTCGTTTCTCGGATACTGACTCTAATGATGTCATAAGCGGACCACAAGCTAGGATAACCTTACCCAGAGTAGGCTTGATTAAATCGTTAATCAATCGATCCATAGATCCGTAGTGAGTTTGGATTCGATAAAGAAACTTCTGATCTGTAGGTAGTTCAATTCTAACACTTCCCAGAACATACCCCTTACCCTTATCATTATAAGTGATCGGCAATGCCGGATTATCTCCGGTGGGACGAAGAATAATATTTCCATTATTCTTCTTTTCTTTCTCGATCTCGTTAAACCAAATCTGATTAGTTTTGTAATAGTTGGAGGTTCGCCCACCTTTTTGAAATTTGAATCCCGGGGTAGTCCAATATTCCAGCTCACCGGTAAAAGGAACTTGATTAATAACGATCTCCTCGTTCTTCACATCCTCGGCGCACTTAGGTAACATCATTAAGGCTAAGAAAGCCACCACACAGGCAATAACGCCATAAATTTTTGTTTTCTGCATTTTGTTGTAAATTATAAATTAAACCAATAATAAAAAGGAATCAAACTCTTTAGGGATATCTCTTTATCTTCAAATCCTTTGCACAATCCAAACAGATACGTAATGACATGTACATAGTAAATGAACAACACGCCCCCTACAGACAAAATCAATAGCCTGTACATAAGTTATATTTAATATGATTAATTACTTATTTCCGAAATCACTGGGGATCTCGCCCCAATTTTTATTGTCCCAATGGACTACCTCTATATCGTCAACCCAATAAGACATAACCCGAAGAAATATCTCAGCTTTCTTTAAATCATTATTACGTTTATTCGATGACGTTTTCTTGTTCTTGATCCAAGTGATTGCGGTTATGCTGTCACTATATATGATTTTATCTGGGTAATTGTTCTCTATAATGTATTTTATTGAATCCACTATTGCTAAGAACTCACCTATATTTACTGTCTGATTTCCCAGATACTTATAAAATATGCGATCTCCAGACTTTAGATCGTGGGCTTGGTATTCCGTGATGCCTTTTTTCATCGAATGAGCAGCGTCACATGTAATGCCCCTTATAGGAACCTCTGTCATGAGGTTTTCAAGATAAGTTTTTGTATTTTATTAAATAGCCTGTTTTGGTAAGATATAGCCATCAGCTTCCATATGCCGGTTTACATCCTTAGCACTTCGTAATACAGCCTCTTTAACTTCTTTCTTATTTGTTATCTCAAGAACATTATCTATTCGCTTTAACACTCGACTTAAATCAGACTCATGAGGCTTTCCATCAAAAGGATTATATATGATCTTTCGCTTTCCAAAGGACACTATAGTCTGATAAAAACACTTTGGAGAAATCAACGTTTCTACTTTTCCTTTTGGTAAAAGACTAATGTACTCATCAACAGCATTGATAGCTTTCTTAAACTCTTTGATAGCCTCGCTTTTATTCGCAATGCACCCAATACCATTTACAAGACTTAACGCTCCCTCTGAAGTACTTGAAAAAGGACTTTTACCTTTTAATGGATTGTAGTAAATTTTCTTGTTGCCATACGCCAAAATAGCTTGACATTCCTTCTTGGATATATCAGTATACACCTTTGCCTTATGTTTCACAAGGGAGATAGTCTCAACAATATAGCCTCTATAATTAGGCATATCTGACAATGTTACCTCATACAATACATTAGGTTTAACAGAAGCTTTATCTATCGTTGCAGATAAGATACATACTTTCTTTTCCCTATGTTTGGGATCTTCTTCACGAACCCCAAACAAATCCCCCTTTTTGTTAACGTATACAAAACCTATGAGATCTCCATTTCTCTTACTCTCCTTAAACTTTAGGAGAGTTTTAACGACTTCACCTTTGACTTCTTCTTGTTCCATTTTTATTCTATTTTATCGTTTTAACACCGCAAAGATATGTAAATTATATTTTAAATCACAAACTTTTAAGCGATTATTTTTTTATAAAATACTACATATTAACGGTTTATAATTGCATGATTATATAAAAATATACAACCAATAAAAACACAGTATTTTATAAATTGCAAATTATAAAATACTGACATATAGCAAAATAAAACCAACCATTATATCCCAACTTCACCAAATTATTTATATATAATTTTTTCTAGTATTTTTTTAACTCTGGATGTTTATCAAACCAACCTTGCTCAAGTCCATATTGGTAAGCTTCCTCAACTTCATTGGTTGAAAAAGATTTTGCACCCTCACAATTTACCTTAATCAATGCGTTTCTCTTTTTAACGACAGGTCTCAATTCGCAACTATTCCACATCATCATGACCGGAGCTACGAATATAATGATAGACCACCAAAAGGCACTTTGGTATTCCCTTTTTTGAGCAGAAGAGGCGTTACCCCAAACAACACCAAATGCCCAAATGATTTTAAATGGAAATGCCAATATTACCATTGACAAATTCCATATTTTCCCTAATATTTTCATCTTACAAAGATTAATCTACTAAAAAATCAAATTCCTCAGTCTCAGTAATAGTGCATGGGATAATGGAAGATGAGTTCAAATCTCGAACTATGTTAAATAACTCGTCTTCAGCAAAAGATAAGTATTCCACGACGCATCCGTCACATTCCCTTGTTTTCACTGTCAAATCAAGAATTTTACTAACCAATTTTGCGTCATCAAATATAATTATATAAAATGTTCCTATTCTAAAAAACACTATTGATGTACGACCTTTTTTAGCACTGGCATAAGCGGCTCTTATTGTATCTATATTGTCCATATTACAAATTTTAGGTTTTCCAAAAGTAGTATTTTAAAATGACGCAAGCAATTTATAAATACCTAATCGTCTTCCTCTATGTTTTCAAGAGAATCAATCGCCATGCAAAATAAATCATCCAAGTTTTCCAAAGCATCTATAGCATCGCTTAGATAGTCTTTCTCATCTTCATCTTTAGTAGCCTTTTGTAATTTGAATAATTCTTTTCGAGTCTCTGTCAATTTTAAGAACTCATTTTGAGATGTTCTTAATCCAGCTAAAATCACTCTTACTTTCTTGAAATTTCCTGTCTTCATAACTTGCTATTTATTATCAATCCTTTATATTCTTATTTCTTACAATAATCTCTAAATTTCCCAGCATCTCCTCTCGTAACACTTTTTCGACCATTTTCGGGACGAGATTATAATGTCTGTTGTTGATCTCGTCTTTTACCATACACCTAATCCATCCCTGTATATTATTATCATTCCCATAAGTGTTATTGAAACATCTCTCAGTCATTTGTTTTATCAAGGGCCTAATCTCCTTGATTACATCCTCTTTGGTAAGACCAAGCTCATTATGGATAAAATTCTTTATCGCCTTATATTCTTTACTCATCGCCTATTTTAATTACGTTGATTAATACATTATTCCCATAAACTCTTCCCATGACTTATCAACTCTATCATAATGTTTATCATAAGCCTTTTGTATTCTCTCCACCAGTGGGATAAACCATAGCTGAGTTATCCCGTAACGAATCTGGATTATCTTGCATAGATTGATCTTGATCATTTCCATGTCATTGGCACTAAGAGTGGTATCATTATCCTCGCATCTGTCTAATATTGTTTGGATTGTAGCTAAATATTGATCCATATATCTTTATTTTTTAGATTGTTATTACTTTTATCACCTATCATCAACTATCTTCACCATCTCGCTCCATAGCGTTCTTCCATATTTTGGGGTCTTACATACCAATATGCCAGTATCTTTCCCATAGTACTGGAGATAAATACCAACATATATCTTGTGCGCCAGCTCTTGGAACTTGTTACCTTCCTCCGGCTTGGAATAATCGGTTATCTTTTCTATTCTCATATTATTCATACAAATATCTAGTTCGCTTGAGTCCTCAATCTGGACAGAATGAAGGCTCCCGGAAGACGTATCTTCCCGTTAGATTTCTCGACCTCCATTTTCAATGACCAAATAGGCATCGGTGGATTTGGGTCTACTGAAGTCTGACCAAAATTCGACAGTATGATTATCTCGTCTGCCTCATGTCCCTTTATTCCATATTTGACCATGAAATTCCTCAGTCCATCCCAGTTTCTAGGAATGCCATCATTCGGCGGGTTCTTATCAATCAAATTCAAGAATGTCTTTCCTCCTTCCTTCGAGGGAGATTTAGAGGGAGTCTTTTCTTTACTTTGATTTACTTTACTTTGTTTATTACTGGATACATCAATCGAGTTTTTGACGGTAGAAACAGGGTTAATGTCTGAAATAATCCAATATTCCTTTTTGACCGATATATCCTTTCTCTTTCTTGTCCCTTCAACAAACCTTTCTTGTATTCCTTTAGATGTTAATATTTTGAACTTCTCGTACATCTCCTTATCAAAAAACTCAATATCAATAGCTTTCTTCATCACCTCCTTTACTGCACCCTCAGATACCCCAACATCGTCAGCAATATCAAAAGGTAATTCTTCGTCCCACTCGATGTAATACCCTTTGTATTCGTAGATATTACATAGCAAGCAAATAAGTATTGTAGGAGAAGATGGGCCACATGCCCGCATGATTTTTCGAATCTTCCTGTTTGAAAAGAAATTTACATCAAAAGAATAATAATCAAGTCCTGTTTTGGTTGGTCTTGCCATACGTCAAGTTTATTAGTTATACGCATATTCCGGGGAATAGTCCACTCTGGATAACTTGCAAACCTCCTTGGTGGATTTGGGGTAATATGTCATCCCAAATACATTCTCATATCCTATAAAAGATACAAGATTATGAACCTTTGATACAAAATCTCCAGATATCCAAGAACCTATAGGAATACCAACAAAACTTTGAAAACTACCCAGATCAAACCATTCCTCCATTATAATTTGATCTATCTCACGGTTAGCCATAAAAGCTATTCCCCATCTATCCATTCCTATCTTGTAAATACACTGGAACGATTGTTTTGATCGATCCCAGCGTACAAGTAAGTTATATTCCAGCAAACTAACTTCTTTTGAGACATCTATGCCATGCCATGTCGTATTTTTATCCTTCATATCCTCCTATTTTAAATCTTCCGCAGATAACCACCAGTCACCTGCCTCCACTATATTCTTCCCGGTCTTATTATCCTCTATAACCACTTGGTCATCATAAAGCCCATGTGTATCACTAGATTCTCCACAAGTAAAACCTATAGACACATCATACTTAATAAGTAACTGAGCTAATTCTTGCTTAAATTCTTTTATCCTTTCGTCAGTCATCACACACCCTCTTTCTTCTTAAATGTTATATCAAATGTCTGGATATTCTCAGTTTCTTTATAAACCATCTCACGAAAGAAACTGAAAAGCTTATGTATCTCTATCTCAGACAAACATCCATAAATATCTGCCGCTGCTTGAACCGCATCTTTCATGGAAAAACAAATCTGTGTCCAATCGTCATACTCTTTTTCATCATTGAGAACCTGCCAAATCTTTTTGTTGGCAGATTCTATATATTCCTTATCGAACATTCTTGTTTTCCTTTTCATGGCTTTTTATTTTCAGCGAATAAATCATCTACAATTTCTTTGTTTCAGAGAAATAAGGATCTACTCCTAAGTAATAATCACAATCCTCAAAGATTTGATCCTCACTGTCATATTGACCTCTGTCTTCCATGTCTGGGTTGTAAACCCTTATCTCTAATAAACCTTTAAAACCTGTTCCTGCAAATTCGTTACAGCATTTGGATAAATACTCCTTTGCTTCAGCTTCAGAATATGTTATACTATCAGATCCACTCACGCCATTACCATTAATTGTGAATGACACGATAAACATAGACAGTTTACCTTCCTTCCATAATTCAAAATTCGATTTCATTTCTCTTCCTCCATTTCATTTTTATATTTTTTGTATCATACCCTATTATTTTTAATTTCCTCTACCAACTCTCCTTGGCTCTCATATCCTAGCCATCTGCAAATGGTATCAAAATCGAACCAAAACATGTCATTGATGGCCGTTTCCGACCATCCTTCATTCGGCTCGATCTCCTCAAGCATTTCCTCTACGACATCTAATTGCTTACAGGTTAGCATATTCGCATTTCTCTTGGCTTCACCAACAAAAATGAAGTTTCTTAGTTCGCCTTCTACATAATATTTCATAGCTTATCTATTTTATCCAGAATTACCATCCCAGTTGTTTCGCAATACTTTCCATCTCACTATACGCAATCCTGTGACATCCGGCAGTAAGTATATCGTTTTGATAATTATTAAAGGCCCAATCGTTACCCGAAGAATCTCTTGCTAAATCATGTTGAAATTGAGCACCACCATGGAAGGACTTAATACGTTTCCAAAGTCTTTCAGCTTCAGTCTGAGATAATTTAATCCCTTTGCTGGTTTCAATTTTTCCATTTTTTATACGGAGCCAAACATTAGGTTCATATATATCATATATCACTGGATTATTTAATTCCCGGATTTCACCAGCCTTCCACATCTGGATTCTTTCTTTCAATGTTTTCTTTCGGGTTTCATTTTCAACCCTTGCTTTTTCTATTCTTTTAGCCTCCCGATCTTCTTGGGCAGCACGAAACTTTTGACATCTCTCGATATAGCTAATCCATGTCCCTTCCCCACATATTTCATCAACAATCACATTTACTGTACCCAGAATATCCAGTGATTGATGACTTAACATAATCTGGAAGATACGTTTCAGCTCACGAACATGTTCCCGTTTCACTTTATCAGATTTCCACGCTAATTCGTGTTTTGTTCCAAGCCATTCATTTACATTCTTTTTGAGCAATTGTTTTGGAGTCCCAAGATCAAAGAACCCAATGTAAGCCATCAAGCTTGTAAAAGGTTGCCATATAGCGTGATAGAAGATTTCAGTTCTGGCTTTCTTGTATCTCTCTGCTGAGTTTTTAATAGCTTCCAGTTGATTTACCACAAACGACATGCTACCAGAATTACTCATATTGTATCCAACAGAGAAAACCATTGATCCAGTTGGTATAGCATGCCAAACATAACATTGGTGTTTTGATGTAGAACTGGAGTAAGAACATTTATTAATCAAATAAGCTTTCTCGCCATGTTCATTTCTAACAATACGCCCAGCTTCAAAATGTCGGCCATAGGAATATATACTTGCACCCTTAAAGAAGAAATTACTACCACTTGCAGATTCTTGTTGCTCGTTTGCCCATAAGTGAGCGACCATTTTATTATTCATATCAGTTAAGTTTTTATTATCGAATAGTGTTATTGAAGACATTAAGGAGTGAATAGCTGTCCATCTTTTATAGAAAATTCACAACTAACCTCCAGATAAAAAGCAAGCCAGTAAACCCATTGTCTTGCTGGCTAATTTTAATGTTATGTAATTATGTATCACATATTGTTCCTAACATTCTTAAATGTAAATACATATTTATCATACATTTGAGCATTAGCTATTTGTTCTAGTTTACCTCCAAGAAATTCTGCAATTCTATAATAGCAACTCATTCCAACACCTCCATTAAAATGAGGGTAAAAAGTGTTATATATAGAAACCCCATAAGGTATTTGCTTCTTAGTGCGCTTCTTTCTCCATAGCATACCAGACAAAACAGCATTACAGCACTCAGCAACGACTGTACTTGCTTTATCGTATCCACATCCGGAAGCTGTTGAAAAGTTATTTTCATAATGCCAACCGTCTTTATCCAGCCATCTCATTGAAGCAACAGGACAGTATCCCCAAGTACGACTATTTTTCCACTCTAATTCAATTTCAAGTATATGCACGTCTGGTTTTTCAGACCGTTGCTTATAGTTATCATTAACACGAACCAGTGAATTTAAAAAACCCTTCTTCGTCTTGTATTTATTATACAATCTTCTATATTTTAATTCGTCTTTTGTTATGAAGAGGAATTCATGAGACAAGTCAGTTACCGATGGTAAAACTAAAGTTTTCATATGCTTTATATTTATAGCTTTATTAATTTACAATGTGAATCTTCAAATACAGGAACCAAACCTTGCCCTCTGAAATATGCAGTTGCTATTTTAAAAGCGTACAAGGCAAGTCTTTTTTGGATATTTTGTAGTGTTTGATAAAAAGCTATCGGTTGACAAACATAGAATTTTTCATTTCCGAGACATCCGAAAATTCTATCCAAAGTACCTTCATTACAATTAATACCTCCCAATATCAGTAAATCACATCCGGTCTTTCGGGTTCCAAGGATAAATGTCTTATTCTTGTTCTCTGGTTGCATAAATATTTCCTTGTCGATTTTAAACCAATCACTCTGGCAGCTTTCTACATCCCGGCGAACGATCTCATCAATCTCACGAGCATATTCTTCTTGTGTTTTCATGCTATTTCATTTAATGGTCCAACATATACATCCCCATTCTCATAATAGAGTCGATCTTCATACTGATTATAATGAAGCTCTTCACGTATCGCATCTTCATCATCAGCCCAATACTCATATTCCTCATGCCAAGTCTTGAAAAAACTATTATAACATTTTTCTATTAGATCCTCTAAAGAAAAATTCTCCGGGTAAGTACACCAAGTGTCGTAATAATCAATTATTGGTTTAAGAAGATAAAAATCATAGCACATCCCTGTTAATGGGCAATTGTCTTTGTATTCCAACATTACTCGACTGCGCCTACATTTGTAATTATATTTTCCATCTATATATTTACCTGTAGAATAATATTTCCCCTTCGTGATATATGGCATAATATTGTTATTGATATACCTAAACAATAATTTTCCACATAAATTATTAGGGTAAATATCCTTGTCGCAATCAATAGGATTTACACATATAACCATATCATTGATTTTGTAATTAAAATCGTAACCACTATAATCAACACTATAATCACAAGCCTCAGTACCCATCAACGTATCAAACTTTTCTAAAGATGCTTTATAGTCTGAACCATAACAATCCATACACTGCCACATTATATTCCATCGCTCTTTTTCTATTACATTTTGTTGAGCTTCCTTCGATAATTCATCGAACTTATACAGACTTAAATAAATTGTTTTCATATCACATCCTATTTTATTATTAAGCTCTCTAATGTCAATCGAATGACATACGTACCTCCCTCCCATGTTCACGCTTAGAGAATAAAAAACCACGACTATCTTCTCAGACAATCGTGGCAAACACTACTAAATAATACCATAAAAAACACACAATATCTTTTTAAACGGCCTATTCTCACGAACCAGCCGCCACAATAAACAATTTAATTATTATCTATGACACGTTACTTTAATACCTCCTAAATTCCCTTTGCCCGTAATGCTTGCACATGGCACGAACTTGGGAATAAAATACTTTCGTGCGCTTAAACTTGAGGAAATCTATAACCTCTTTTGATCGAGAGTTCCAACGATAGGTTGTCTCGCTTACCATTTGTCTCTTCTCTTTATCCTTGTTGCGATCCAGATGTATATAAGTGATTGCGACCATATATGATTGATCGGGTTTCTGGATGACCGTTACGTCTAACTTGTTATCTGACATGACTATAATTTTTATGATACTAATCCAAATACGTTCGCCACTAAGTCATTTATTTGACTGGGAATATCATTCTTGACTTTCTTGATAGCCTCCGCATAACCATTCTCCCAACCATTATTGTAAGATTCAGTTTTAATTTCCTTTGTAATTTTATCAGCCATGATAGCCGTTTCCTCCTGTATAATTCGCTCGACAATCTTAGGACGTTCTTTTTGTTCTATTTCTTCCCTAATTTTCGGTAATTCCTCAGCGTATATCTCTTTTAGGATCTTAGGTTTTTCCTCTTTCTTGATTTTCGCCTTAATTATATTCATATTCTCGGACATGGCAAGATTAATAATGGTCTCTCTTACAACCTGATTGCCATTAATCATTTCCAAGATAGAGCTTGCGCAAAGCTGAGGCAATAAAGATTTTAACAGCCCATTCTCTAGCTCCAACCTTGTCTTAAATAACTCACTCTCATGATATGTCTCATATGTAGTTAACACATAAGAAACCTCTTTCTCGTTTTTAATATGCCGATCTTCCTCGATTCTGGTTCTCTTTAATGTCTGGGCGCTATCTCCAAAGGTTATAGACAATATCTTTCTTCTCTTGATCTCAAACATCTCAAAAACGTATACAAACTCGCCAATCTTATATTTACAATCAGCATAAATCAGTGCATTTTCTTCTCTTTTCATTGTTTTCTTTTTTATCTAATTCATATTCTCTAGTTCTATTTGATCGCATTCAATTCTATGGTTATCATAGTATGAGAGAATTTGAGAATTTGTAGCATCGTCTCCCAATTTCAATATTATATACTCATAAACCGAATCCGGAATAGTATTCATTCTCTCCTCCAAAGTGGTAGAATACTCCCAACTACTTACCGCACAAAAGCAAATAAGCCCCATAATCATTAATAGTATCGTCTTCATATTATTTTCTCCTTTTATTTTAATTTATTACTCTCAATATCAACTCCGCAATCCTAGAAGAAAGGATATAGCAATCCCGAGCCGTAACAGTTAAGTCACGTTCAAACGCCCCTGACGTACTCTGGGATCGCTATACTTAATATTGGTAGGATGTGCGCAAGCCTCTCGGCTTTCTCTGAAGTGTCCCCTTATAATCTTCAACGATTTTCAACCGGAATCATAGACCGGTAAGGGGAGTTATTTTATTATTCGCATCTAAAATTCACGGCTCCAAGTCCCGAATAACTCACCTCAAAACTTACCTTTGAAGCGAGACATACGGATACAAGGGCACTAAGTAACTTTACATTACTAGCACTAAAACCGCACGAGAAACATAAATCATGAGTTAGCGAATATTGCATACAACCACAATAGTTGTTAGATTTCGCAAGCTCTACCATAGCGACAATTAAACCAGATGTAAGATTTGTTTTCATATTATTCCTTGATTTTTAGGCATAAAAAAAAGCGCCTACGATCTCTCGCAAACGCCTTCATGCTTTGATTTGACTACAATATATTGCAAAATATTATTCTTTCATAAAATCCGTGAAGTTTGACCAATCCTCTACCCTAAATGTTCTTATGTCACGTACTGATTTTCTGAACCACTCCGTTTTCTTCAAAGCCTCAATAGCACGGAACAGGTTTGCCATGTCTCTATTCTCTGTTAGATACAAGCTCCCTTGTGCCCTATAAAATCCATACTTCTCCATTATGTTACTAATATCAAAATAAGCATTATTATACGGATCCCCGTAATTTTGTTTAAGGTCTGAAATGACCATATCAAAAGCTATCGCAAACATGATTATACGGGTTGAAAATATTTAGACTCACCGAAAAAGACACGCCCACAAGCATCTTTTACGGCAATTTCCAGCCCTGTAAACGGGTTGTTGCGAATTTTAATAATCACGCCTTCTATCCATTCGGACAATCCCGTAAGCACAGGACTAACCTTTGCTTTGTCTCCAGTTTTCATATACAATGTAATTTTACGAATATCGCTCTTTTTTCTTGTTCATTTTATGGATCTCAAATATTCCCCACGTAATCACACATAAAGAGACTACGCTAACAAAACCGAATGTCATTATTAATCCCATATTTACTTATACCTTAACCCCATTCTCATACAAATACTCTGGAGCTATATCAATGTTTCCGTTATCCCACTCTAAAGTATCTGTTACTGTGAATTTCTTAAACAGGTCTATGTTCTCCAGAGGCTTAAATACCGGCATATTCCTTTTTAACAGGTTCGTGAAATCCACGATTTTCTTGACCCCGTCATTGAACAACACCGCTATACGGTATCCATCCACGTAATTAGCTTGTACAACTTCCGTAAACATAACATTACTATTTTAATGGTTCAATTTTTCCCGGATCATTGCCACTTGCCGCTTTTTCCCATGCGATTTTCAGTTCCTCACGATGTAAATCAAGCCATTCCAAGATCAACCGTAAAGCCCGCTCAGACATTTCGCCACGAATAATCCCGTTTTCAATTTCAACCAAAACTTTCTGCGATCCATATCTAGCATGAAAATGCGGTGGATTGTGATCCAAGAAACGCAAAGTTACAATTATTCCGAAAAACTCGCTTATTATTGGTATATCTTTTTTGTTTTCAAATATATAAAATGTTTACGACTATACAAAATATAGGCGTACAGATTCTTGCTTCATACGTTCCAAATCAAAAGCACTTATGGATATTCAAGCTCAAATTGACGCACAGACTCAGCCACTATCCGATCGATTTCATCTTTTGGATCAATAAGTTCACGTTGAATGATCCTTATAACGTCTTTCTCTGTCAACATTCTCTTATCCAGACGGATTCTTACCGTCTGGAATTTTTGCTTCTTGTTCTTTCTTTTCATGATTTTGTGAATTTTGAGGTATAATATGAGCGTACCGATTTCCCGAAGTCACCCCAATTCATTATTTTTGCAGTTAAAAATAAAGTATATGAAGTATCTTAAAGCTAATTGGCTATCAATCATAGCTATAGCAATATCCGCAATTTCATTGTGTTCGTCCTTTATCAGATGTGAACCTTTTATCTTTACAGATCAGTTGTTAACGTGGATCTGGACCGGTGCGATCGGGATTATTGGAATAGCTTCCGCAATAGCACTTGGTGGTCAAATATACTCCGCAATGACAATAGACAAAAGAATTAATGAGCGCATTAAAACTTTACAGGATCAATTAGCTATTAAAATAATGGAACTTGACGATAAATCTTTTCACGCAACATATAGTATGTCAATGTATGTAATGGGACAATATAAAGCTTTAATTATGCAATATTCCGATACCCTTAACTGTTTTGTACAAGCCATAAAACATGCAAAAATCGCAAAAAAAGATCAATTGTGTGAAATATATTCCAATCAAATTTTGAATTTTCTCAAAAAAAACAGAAATGTTGAAGATTTTAAAATTAGTAAAGATGAGAAAATTCAGTACATTCAAGATTTAGAAAACATTCCAAATTCATCTATTATTATTCATTTTATACTTGAACTTCCAACCCTGTAATTATTCATGTAGATATAATACACAGTCTAATACTAAATATGTATTATGGTATCATTTTTGCTTTTTCCGAAAAGCATTTCTGTTGCTTCTTTCAGATCTTTCTCCCATTGCATTTGTTTTAAAGTATCGGATAAATCTTGTATCTTTTCATGTAGGGTATTTTCAATATCTTTCAAAAAGAGATACACTACATAACATCCGATCAATGTAAATGCTGCGTTCGCGAATATAATAACGCATAGTCTGTTTATTATTCTTTCTTCCATAAATCTATGATTTAATTTTCTCCCTTAAAGTTATTCATGCACCATGCAAGCGCCTATGAAAAAAGCACCCACGAAATTTGTGAGTGCTTTATTTTTATGTTTGTATATTATTTATCTCCGTAATGACCTCCAACCGATACAACCTCCACCGTTACAATTTCTTCATGTATGGAATAGATTATTCGGTGTTGCTTGTTTATTCGTCTGCTCCAATATCCCGAAAGACTCCCTTTCAATTGCTCCACTTGCCCCGTGCCTGTGGTAGGGTGTTCTTTCAGTTCATTTATTAACTTATCAAGCTTCTTATAAGATTGCATATCCGACTTCCGTAATCTTGAAGCATCTTTAATAGCTTCTTTAGTAAATTCTATTTTATACATGCTCTACACGATTAAGAAAATCATCCAAAGATTCACCGAGATTCATAGATACAACTTTTTTCTGTTTTAAATCCTCAATACCTCGTGTTACAGCAGCCACGTTTTTCGGGTTGTCAAACCACGGGTCGTTACTTGGACTGGGATTCAATGAAACTTGCACGTCCAGAGTATCGGCTTTTGCTATCAAAATATTTTCTATAAACGCTTTTAAACTTTTACCCTGTGATGCTGCCATGATAGACAACTTTTTCAATGTTTCCACTGGTAAATCTATGTTCTTTCGTTTTTTCTCCAATACTATCGTTGCCATATTCTTTATTTTTCGCAAATATACATAATATACACAATATACACAAAAGCACCCACATAATTGCGGATGCTTTTACAAGATAGATATAATAAGGGCGTAATTATCCACACGGATACATTACACCCTTACATATTTCTCAAGGTACGTCTACAATTATATCAATTTAGAACGATAGCTTCCGCTTCTTCGATCACGGTCTCCGGAAGTGCGGGAATTACAGTTTTCGGTTCTTCTTTCTCGTATCTATATTGACGAATCAATTTATCAGCGCCAAGTAACGTAAACATAGCCTTGGCTTGACGGAATCCACAATCACGCACCTCTTTAGGTTTGCCAGCCTCTTTTATATCCTTTGATTTCGGGGTAAATCTGATATTGTCGGCGCAATCACCATAAAGATCACTGGAAAAGATATTGATTCCTTCAGCGTTATACATAGAAACAACACCCTTCACTGGCATTAAAGAAGGCATAGATCCCCCCATTTCCTTAATATTTTGCTTCACTTTCGCTAATGATGCGGAAAGTATGAACATAGATTTCCATGCCTTCCAGATACCGTTGGCAAGATCTTCGCTAGTGTCCACTGAAATGTCTTGGATCACATAAGCTCTGGTAGACGTAAATATCACTACCTTACCGCCAAAATATTCCTTCTTTTGTGCGATTCCCCAATTAGCGTAATCTTCCAAATCGTATTTCTTGAAAATACGTTGGCAATTATCCATACAGCCGTAAAGAATATTTCTTACTTGTTCTACTGTAAAATCCACATTCTGATTGATAGTCTCATTTGTAGTCATAATATAATCCTCCTATAATTAAATTGTTTATAAAAATTTGCGAACTACATTTGTATCGAACAAATTCTTTCAGTATCTTTGCGCCGTTGTAAGTTTAAAGTCACTGGAAGACACACCCAAATACTAAAGTTACGATTCTAGTATTTCGTGTCGGTAGTCCATCCGAAAAGACACAATTATTTCGTAGTTACAATAGTCGTGTAATACTGGGAATGAATAGAGATATAGATATGATTCACCTCATATATATACGAGACTACAGCCTATCATTCCCGAATTGTAAGTAAAGCCGTTCTAAAACCAAACCGATTGATTAAAGCGTACCTTACCCGTACAAACTGGTTTCACCCAGACATTCCGACAAATCTATCCCGGAATATTCCTTTTCAAGTTCATTACATTTAGTTACCGTTTTACAAAACATTCATAGCGTATAAATAAATGCTATCTTACAAGGTTTTTCATAAGGCTATATATTATACACATATCTTACAATATCGGAAACCAATATAAAAAGATACATTTCAATAATATAGTTGAACTATGTGCTATCTATTTGTACTTTTAGCACTCAATACGTCAAAGATCATTATCCTAGCCTCTCACACTAGGAACGGTCTAACCGTTGTTTTAATTCTCAATACATCAACTTCATAGCAATATCGTAAAGGTTAAACCTTTATTTCTTGCTTTCAACTTCTCAAATACCGACTTATTAATCTTACAAGAACCTGTTAAATATGCAATGTTATGTTAGCTTTTCGGATAACAGGTAAAACAATACGCTAAAACTCATTACATACCTTTTGTTTATAATCAATATTTCAGTATATTTGTCAACCCTAACCGCTGTTAGGGTGTGATCGTTGTTTCTTGATCACAGTGCAAAGATATAACGGCTTTTTAGATTAAAAACGGAAAATACATTTATTAACACGTATTTAACGTTTATACACTACATATTAACACGTAAAACATTGGATATGAACACTATACGAGACATACGATTTAAGTACGATATTACTAATATAGATTTATCAAATGTATTAGGGATTAATAAAAGTACAATATCCACCATACTAGATAGAGACATAAATACACTATCAATCAAACAGTTATGTAGTTTAAGAGAATACACAAAAAGCACATTTAATGAATTATTAGGCGAACAAGTTTTTACCCCTGAAAATATTGATAATCAAACAGATAACACAAAGCATACTAGTTTAAGTGATAATTTAGTTATCATAGAGGAAAACGAAATACATTTACATCCTAAATTCGCTGAAGCTATAAGGAAAGCGATACAGGACAATAAATAATATACACGTACATTATATAGGCAAAAGAACTAATGCAAATAAGACAATAGTTACTTTTAGTAAGCAACTTACTAAAGCGAATCATTACATGACAAAACAACATGACATAATGTCATATTTTATACAAACATAACATTATACACCTTACTAGTGTACTAGCCAACTAATACACCTATATAAAAAGATTCACTTTCTATATTAGTGAACTTATTTACATAACAAATTGATAATCAGATATTATATTCACAAATAAATCATTAATTAATGATCAAACAGGACGAAAAAGGCAAAAAATAAGGGGGAGGGCTACCTTTGCGTTGCGGATACCATACATGTTGCCGACCCCTATTTTCAAGTCCCATTTTTACCCTTCCAAACACTTTCCCTAACCTAGGTTGTCCTTCCAGAAATCAAAAACAGTTTTTATACACTGGAAGCACACCTTTGCCTATATGTAAATTCTCTCATCTTTCCATCCAGTTTTTCCGCCCTTAACAAACTGCCTCTTAACGATCTATCATCCTTCCCAATAATCTTCTTTCCTATATATAAAAACGCATATATCCGTTTCCAGAAATTTTCCGGGAACAAATTCTCAAGTCTCGTTTTCCCTAAATCCTCTACCCCAGTGCCAATTTGCTCCTTATTCTAGCCATTTATATACAAAAAAAAGCGAACACCAGATTTAAAAGGTGTTCGCCTTATTGTAAAGTTATATTCACTCTCTTACTTACCTTCTATTGTTATATTGTTCCCATCTGTCATAGGGGTATCTTCTAATACTATATCAACTCCTTTAGTTTCTGTATTGTTATCATTCTTGTTAATCTTTATAGTAGCAATAGTTCTCTTATTTCTGCTAAAATCAACAAGTTCAGAAACTATCTTCTCTTGTGTACCATCTGTATGTTTATGTATAACCACTAAAGTATATTGCTCTGTCGAAGTCTTTAATAAATCCATAGAAGTATAAATTCCTTCAACAGAAGTTTCTCCATCGTTTGCTTTCATAGTAATAGCCATAGAACTATTAACGCCATTTTTAGCAATATATATAACTAATTCCCCTTCTATAAAACCTTCAGCGACACATTTTAATCCAAAAGACGCTCTCTTCATATTTATTGCGATATTATTTGAATTAGAAGCAGAGACATTAGCAACTTCGCCATAATAACTATCTATATTAGGTATATAATAAAGACATTCATCTTTTAATCTTGCAACACTAGCTTTTAAGTTTTTTTCCACTGATTCGTTTGTATCATAAATAAAACAATTCTGTTTTAGGGCTAAAAAGGGTTGCATGTAACGCTCTTCATTATAACCTCCATCTAATTTAAGTTTTCCCTCTCTTACAAATCTACAAACAAACTCATACTCAGCACCACTAATCAACTTAATCTTCACGTTACTTATATCATCAAACAAACCATAGGCATAAGGAGAATAAGATGTCTCTTCAGCCTTCTTACTGTTTATCTGAAACCCATACAAATCATTCGTAACAGCTTTCGTCAATGGCCCTTCCTCTATCTCCAATATCTCCCCCGCCATCTTTATAGGCACGAGATATTCTTTCGCTTCTTGAGCTGGAGACTCCTTATCCAACTCTTCCATCATACATCCAGATAAACATAACACCAACAAGGGCAAAAACAATAATCGTTTCATGTTAACAATTTTTTCGTGCGAAATTATGAATTAAAACCATCATGGCAAATTTTTCCGGAAGTATATTTGATAATCATCATATTTTTACACATAAAAATCAAAAAACAGCCCATTTCCTTGCTTTCTAAGACACTTTCATTAACTTTGCGGTAAACCAATCGCTCGATGGAAAATATTGCCTTACTGAGGAACTATTACTACAAGATAACAAGAGGAGATCAAGGTCACTTCTTCGGTCTATACGCTGGTAATTATTTCCTGTCAATAGATGAGGCGATGGAGATTCTTCGCCAAGTAGGTCCAATATTCGCCAGAAGACAAGCCAACATCGTTTCCGATCCAATCAAGCTAGAGAAGCAAGTCAGCAACGAGAAGTTCTTGACCAGAGCTGATAGCAGCTGGTCAAGAAAAGGGAGGCCTAGAAGAGAGCAAAAACACGACTCAAAAAAGACAATAATTATCATCTTAAAGATCTAGACAAGCCCAAGGGTATTTATAAAACTCGCAAGTAGCAATAATTCCATTTTCTATTCTTTTATATGTTCTTCTTATCTGTTCATCAATAAATAAAACCTTTTCTTTAGGGAAAGATTCATTATAAGAATAAGCAGCTTTGACTAATAAAACATCTAAATCATCCACATTTATAAGTAATTTTCTCTTTTCAAGATCCATTATTGCGTCAGCATATACAAACGCCAAGCTATTGCTCTTAGGAAAACAATACCATCCTTTTGAATAACAGTTATAAATCTCAACTATTGCCGGGAGAAATCTTTTATAAGCAGCCAGACTTAAATATCTTCTATAAAAAAACAAATTCCTATATGCAATTTCTCCATTATAATAAATACCATCTCGACATATTGGGTACAAGGAGACCATTGCTGGCACATATCCTCTATCTGCCAGATCTTTCAATAAATAAATAGCAGCCAACAAACTATCTTCAGTATCATGTGAGTGGTTTTCCAAAATCATTCTAGCATAATTATAAATACCAAAAACATCTTTTTGATCAGCTAATTTTTTGTAATATATAGATGCATACATATATTCTCCAATCCTCTCTAAATTGGTAGCATATATTCGCATCGAATTTATATCTCCATTACTTGCACCTTGTATAATTTCATCATCTATCTTAGTAATAAAGAAACGGCTTTTATGGTCTGGATAATATTTTTCATACGCACGACAAAATTGACGATAAAATACTTCTCGTAATCCTTTTAAAATATTAACATTTATCTGGTGTTCATAATCTCGAACAAAGACAAGTTTCATATCTGATTCATCTTTCCCTATAAAGCTCGTAGCTAAAGCCTCCAAGTAATCTCTAGTATCAAAAAACTCTATAACATTCTCCGTTTCATATATCGGATCTGAATATAAGGGACATGCAGTTTTATCCAATTTATAACAAGATATAATTACCGTAAACTTATCAACTTGATCCCCTATTTGATACAACATTGATAAATCGGTGGATTTTTTAAGTGATTGAGTAAAATGTTTACTAGACAGACCCACTCCTATAATGGCCACATCTATAGAACCCACTTGATACATTTTAAACATATTTGGCCATTCATTAACGCAACTCTCAAAACTATATTCTTTAGGCGCTAAATAAATATCAATAGTGTTTCTATCATCACCGAAGAGTTCTTCTACTTGTAAATGCCTATTTTTAGCATTATATTTTAATCCTGAATCTTTATTTAGAGTTATACGACAAATAGGAAGAGGTAGGATGATCCTTCTAAAGTCAAGATCTATCACCTTAGTTGTTAAATCCTTATACTGATTTTCGCCTGCTACTTTTACCGATGATTTGGTATGTACCACTGGGGTTTCATGACCTCCACTGGCATGGTAGGTAATTTGATCTACGTCTAAAGGCGTATCTATATAAACAGACTCAATATTAAAAGACCGCTGTCCATTCTTTATAAAACTACGAATAAGAAAATCTTTTGTCATGAACTTAAAAACAATTTCAGACTGAAGCCCATCTTTCATTTTGGGTATAATTCGAAGATAATCTTCTCCTTTTCTCGATATAGCAATTGATTCTTTACTCATATTCTTATTTTTTCCTAAAGTTATACATTATTGCAATCACAACCAAATATCAACATATATCTTCAAACCTTTTCCCACAAAATCCCTTATTCTTATATAAAACCTTCAAATCCGAAGGTCTGAACGCTTTGTACCCTATCCCATTGCTCCATGTCTATCATGTGGGTCAATCCTAACCGGTTGGTCGATAGTTATACCTTGGTGACGATACAATAGCGGAAATATCCTCAATCGGCATTTATTAATGCTTTCCGGGATGAGTTAGAGGATCTTGTTCCTTATCCCAGCTTTGATACAGCTATTGGCAGACAGAAACTTGATGTAGATTCGAGTCAGAAAAATTAGTATCCGGGAATAAATAACCGTTCTACTTCTCCTGCGTTGAGGGATGCTGGAGAATATAAAACAAACCTTACGGGAGTTTTTAAGACAAGGCTGCAATGTCGTGCCTCTCTTCTCCCAGATTGACAAAAATCTAACAAAAAGATCGAGTATTTACGAACGCTCGTTTATCGGTGGTATAATCTAGGGCTATGTCTTTCGCCTGACAACCCGAACTCCGATAACATCAACCGAGAGCCGGTAAACGAGTGACCGAAGACAAATAAAAATCCTATGATTCGCATCCGTAACTGGACGTATCCTAGTAATTGGAAACAGGTCAATCAAGGCTCTGACGTTTGCAATCTCGCTGTTCCTATTCTGGTTTATCCATGGAGGAAAGGAGACCAAGCGCCGCCAATCTGTTTAAAACGAGTAGCATACACGAGTTCCCTACTACTTGGCCAATGAACGGTTATCCTTTTATGAACGAAGTTGCCCACATAGGTGGAGGGGTGGAAGTGTCGTAGAATGCTCGGATATGGTGATTGATATCTAGATTAGTCAACCAAGTTCTCTTATCACCGTAGTTTTAGGTAAGAAGCTTGTATCAACCCATATCGAACCAATCTTGTAATATCCCGTAAATAGGTATTACCTTATATAGTAACAGTAGTATATACTGTATATGTCATATAAGGTAGTAGTTATAGTTAAGCTTCAACTACGTTGCTGAGGGATGTTATCGGAGGGGTAAAGGCGAAGCCATATTCAAGCGGGAAAGACGTAGACAAATAATCCCAAAACAAAACAAATCAAAAAACCGGAACAAAAAAAGTCAAAACATCAAGTACCATCATCACCTAGTTATCCCCTTATACGAATAAAAGCACTCACCAATAGACAATTAGATCCACACTTACAACAGACAAGAAAAGAACATAGAATAATAAATAGAAATACCTAATTCCGTGACAGAATTGAATAAAAAAACGTATCTTTGTAACTTTAGAAGTAGACACGTTCATTTAGATATGCACAAGTGTGGAAAGATATTTGATCATACATAGAAAAGATTCGAAAGATGTCAGACTAAACAAGAAGAGGTTTCGAAAGCGCCTAAAGAGAAAAGAGAAAAAATATACTGAGGGTGTTTTCAAAAATATATATGGACATCTTTCCGAGATTAATTTATTGCTTTCTAAAAACCAAACAGAAAGCAATAAATATCATGCGCCTAAAACAAGATGCAAAATAACAGATTCCGACTTTAGTCTGTATAACTGTGCAGGAAAAGTTATAAACGTTGTTTTAAATATATTAAACACACCATCCAAAGGGTCTTTTTCTCTTGATTTTAATAATGCACAGATTGGTTTTGGCGCTTTATATTTCATTGATATTATGGGATGGTATAAATCCAAAGAGGAAAGCTGGAAGCTTTATTTTGATAATCTGTCAAAAGAACAAACAGAATTATTTTTAAATTTAAGGACAGATAAAAACAATGAAAAAGAAAATGGAAATTTACACGTTATTAACAAACATATAAAAATAGAACGTAGAGAGGAACAAATTTTATTCACAAAAGAATATGAAAAAGGTTCAAAAGAGATACGAAGTTTAGTTCAGAAAGGTATTGCTGAAATGACAGGAAACGAGAAATATGAATTGAGTAAAGAAACACATTCCGCAATCCATTCTGTAATTTCTGAGCAATTTGACAATATATATCAACATGCAATAAATACAAAACACGCAGATTTATGTGGAATGTTTGACAAAAGAACAAATACGGTTTCAATATTGATTTTTAATTTTGGTCCAACAATTGCTGATACCTTAAAAGGAAATCAATTACCTTTACATGTTCGTCAATATAAAGATAATTTGATAAACACCTATAAACAGAAAGGATTTTTCAATCTATCGCAGTCGTTTAGTGAAGAAAATGCTCTAACTCTATTGGCTTTACAAGAAGGTATAAGTTCTAAACTGGATGCAGATGAAACTAGAGGATATGGGTTAATGGACTTTATCGAACATTGCTTTGAATTGAGCATAGGAACTAAAATTGTTATAATTCCAGGACAAACAACAATAAGAATTGATGAGAATTATAAAATACAGAAGAAAGAAATATTAGGAAGGGAACGTAGAGTATTATCTTTTAACAAAGAAGGAGATATATTGAATAAACCGGATAAAAATTATGTGTTAGATCACGGAGCATTTTTCCCCGGAGTCATTATAGAAACTACTATACCATTAAGTTAAAATATAAAATAGTATGGAAAAATTAGATTTATCTAAATTAATAACATCACCAAATGCAGATACAATATCAGGCAGAGCTACAGGTGAAAGATATAATGAGGACAATAAAGTCTTAGAAAAGTTATCTAGAGGTGAAACTTTTGAGATTTACATTGACAGTAAAATATCTGCTATCAATGATTCATTCTGGAAAGGTTTTTTTAGTTCAATTATGCGAAAGTATAAATCTAAAGAAGAAATTGAGAAATTATTCAAAATAAATTCCAGTGAATATTTCAAAATATCTATAGGAAAAAATCTTCAAATACTTGAATCTATAATTAACAGTTAATAAAATGGCGAATTTTTCGTTTGTAGACTATTATCACATAGACGAGTGTTTACCCCCGTCAGATGGTATTAGCTATACAGATATCATATCAATTATAATAGCGATATTCGCTTTATATATTTCTATACGGACTATCGTTATTACTAAAAGAAAAGAGATTGAATATGACAAATATAAAAGAATCACATTAGAACTTTTAAATGAACAATTTTTTATTATTAAAGAGAAGATAGATTTATATAAATCCAATAAAATATCGCTTGCAAACTTCTCTGATTCATTAACCGATTTAACATTATTTTTCAATTCAATGAAGATACTTTATCCTAAAATGGATATCAATAAAATACAAGACAAAATCAATGATTTTAGCGATAATATTTTTGAAAGTTCCGATAATATTGATTATAAATTCATCCAATTAAAAACATTACTATTTGCATCTATTTATGATTATGCCATAACTGAAATTCCACTCTTTCTATTCTGGAAAAAACATTGAATATTAGCGTTAAGTTTCCTAAATATTCACAAACAAACCCCATCTACAAACAAGCTGATGGGGTTTGTTTTTTACAAGAAATCACTATAGTATTTGTCAATCATCGTTCCCATAACAATGTTCTCATCTTACTTTCTCTATAACATTTGTCTGATACATTTCTCTCTTTGTGTTCTTTTTATTTGGAACCAACTTAATAGTTAGCTCAGTTCCATAAAACATACATTGTGGAGGATCTGTCAAATAGCATTCAATACGCTCAACTCTAATTATTCCCATATGATCCTTCAAGATATCTCCTACACTGTAAGGGCAATTGGATCTGGCATAATCTTTCATTAACTCAGTTCTCTTTTGATCATAGAATTCCTCCAGATCCTTTAAAACTTGATAGTACTCTTCTTTAGTCATTTCTATATTTTATATTCATTGATTTTAAAGCATCTTCTATCTCCTCGCTAGGGATATGTCTTCCATTAGTGGCTATGTCAACAGTTTTACCGCTAACATATGAATCCAAGAAGGCGATAGCCTTTACTTTTCTTTCTTCGGTCTCATATATATGATGGCAAAAGGTTAATCTAAAGCTGCTTGCGTATAGAGGCTTTACCGGTAAATCATATTTATCTCTTACCCTTTTCAGTAACTCATTAATAAACGAGTTATGACAATGTCTTCCTGTTTTCGTCTCAAATACATATCGATCCTTTTCCGGAGAGCCAAGTTCTTCATGTAAATATGACAATCGGGAACGCACATCCTGTCCTTTCCACGATAACGCAAATGTCCTCTTGCACGGATTGGTTTTGATCCATATGAATTCATCCTTGTCCAAAACATCACTCCATTTGAGGGAAAGTAGATCTGACAGTTTTAATCCCGTGTAGAAAGCCAGCACGAAAAATAACTCCTCAATGCACATACGATCCATCCTTAACCTATCCAGCGTAATTCTATATTCATCGTACGTTAGGTAGTTTCCCTTGTTCTTTTTTAAATCAATCATCGTCTCTATATTTAATGTTTTTGTAAAAGTCGTTGATCTCGTCATTTCTAATGCCGATATATACATAAGTGATACCTACATTGGAATGATTAAATACCTTTTGCAGCTGGATAAGGGCCTCCTCTGTTTTTCCTCTCGTCTCATAGTAATTACGCCCAAATGTTTTCCTAAACGTATGGGTAGAGAAATTCTCAATGGATAAGTCATATCTCTCCTTGATATCTTTCAGCCTACGGTTGATATGTTGGATACTCATAGGTTGTTGCTTGTTCCCTTCAAAAATGTACCAACCCTTGTATGGATGTCCTAATAATTCATACAGCTCAGACACGATTTTTCTAAACTCATCATTGAATGGTATAGGTCTGGTCTTCTTAGTTTTCTTCTCGGTAACGACCAAACATGTCTTATTTAACACGTCTTCCCATTTTAACATGCGTAAATCCGATACACGAAGAGCTGTTGTATACGCTAGAATAAAATAAAGCTCATCACGATAATAGCCATCACGATGAAGTTTGGACATTGTTTCCTTATACTCCTTAAATGGAAGATAATCCGCTGTTGTCAATACACCTTTCTTTGCCATAATTTCAATCTATTTTTGTTTCATTCTGATGCGAAGGTATGTATTACTTATATAACAAACAAAATTTTTCAACCATAAAACGCAGTGTATCAAAATCTTATGATTCATACACTGCATTTTTACATTCTAAAATACTCAATTAATATCTATAAGTTTACTTTTTCATTTAGTTCACAAATCGATATTATTGGTATCCCTAACGATCGAGCTTTCTCAGCCTTGCTTGAGTTGGAATTTACATCGTCAGCAACCAGATAAGTGGTATTTTTACTAACCGATCCAGACACAGTACCGCCAGCTTTCGTGATCTTCGCTTCTAGCTGTTTGTCTCGGATACCGGTAAAACAAATCTTCACTCCGGATAATGATGTTCCCAAAGGCTCATCTTTCTCCCAAGCAATAGGGATCTCGTTCCCCCTCACCCACTCAACAAAACCTTGACACTTGTTCGAGAACTCATCTAGCATCTTATCGCCTACCCCTTTTGTCATAGACATGATTTTTGTCATCACTAAGTATCCAGCCAATGTTAATTCTCCAGAGATCCATAACCTCAAGGTCACATTATCTACATTAGACAATAAGATTGTTGCCTTCTTCTCTCCTATTCCATCAAAACAATCGGATGCTTCCATTAACTTAGGGAGAGAAACACCATCATCAAAAATGCCTCGGTTCTTCTCTATGATCTTGCTAGCGGTATCGTAACCAATGCCATCTATCTTCTGTAGCGTTGAAAGATCCGTATGAAGAAGATCTCCCGGAGACTCGATCCCAGAGTTAAAGATCGCCTTCAAGGTTTCCTCTCCTATCTCATCATACTCCAACTTCTCGCAGAAGTAAATCAACTTAGCTAATAATCTTCCGGGACAAAGCGGGTCTGGACACATACGCTCAACCAAGGAATTATTCCAGACCGTTTCCTTTCCACATGAAGGACAGAATTTAAAAGCCTTCTCCACGACATCATTGGATACAGGGCAAATTACGTCTTGGATTTTTGGTATAACCATCCCAGACCTGATTATTCTTATCTCAGCTCCAACGCCAATACCTTTGTCGAAACAGAACTTAGCGTTATATCCTGTAGGGTTATCGATAGTGGCTCCTTCCAGCTCTACAGCGTCAACAGCCACGGTAGGTTTTAGACATCCGGATTTAGACACCTTACAATTGACGGATTGAACAGTGGTGATCTCAGCGCCCGTAAACTCCTCCGGCTTATAGGCAATTGCCCACTGAGGATTACCCGTTGATGAGTGACGGCCAATCTCTTTCCAGCGTCTCATATCGTTCACGTAGATAACAAGACCGTCAATAGCGAAATCTTGACTCCAATCATCAAATAACTCTTTAAGAAACGAGGTATCCAAAAAACTGGCAAATGTATGGTATCTTCCTGCCACATAAACAAATGATGCTTCCATGTGGTTAAGGAGATCCATATAGCTATCAAAATTATCAACCCCTTCCCCAAAAGCTCCATAGCGCATAAAATATACGTGTTTAAGTAATTCTGAGGGTGGATCGTCCCGCCTAAATAATCCAGCCACAGTGTTCCTCGCAGATTTATATGGTTGACTGTTCAATGGATTTATCTTACCTTCGAAATTATCTTTCCATATTGATTTTGGGATAATAGCCTCGCCAAAGGTATATTCAACAGGAGCATTGCCATGGTGCCATACTGAGGACATTAAATCCATGTGTCGCTTACAGTCCATGCCTTCATTATCGCTACCACCTCTGGAATATGTCATCCAGTCATTCTCATTACATAACAAGCTAATACCATCATATTTTGGAGTGATAACCACATCGTCATTTGGTCCTATGCCGACTTTACCAAACCACAGACATAGCTCCTCAAAAGTCTTCACTTTATCCAACGATCTCATCGGGAACGGTAGTTTTACTTTCCGACCCGCAATATCCATCCCCGGTTCCACCTTTTTAAACCACTCATGATCCGGATTGATGAATCTTAGTTCGTCAACCAATACGTCATAGGTAAGGTCTGACATGATAGGAGTACCTTGCCGGTACTCCTTGTTTGCTCCTACTATTTTATCGTAGATTTGTTGTTCAATATTGTTCATTTTGATTGATTGAGTATGTTTTTACGATATTTTCTAAAGCCATGCGTATTTTATGTTCAATGATCTCAACAGCATTATCAGCTTGAGTGTCGGTGATTATAAGATTACTGATTAATGAAGAAATATTGATCGATATTGTTTTGTTATTCAAAGACTGATCGCTACAATGTTCTTTCTTATTGAGAGAGTTAAATCTAATATCGTCATTCTTTCTTCTGATATCAGGCATATATATTTTAGCCATCTTATGCTTAAAATCCATTGCTGTTTTAGATCTGGCAATCACAGCTAACCCATAAAAATCAGATTCAGAAATATATGTATTGCTATCTATTAGATCTACATTTGTCATATCATTTACTTGTGACAGATAGCCTTTAATGTTCCCCCATCTAATTGATCGATACTCTTTACCATTAATACTTTGGATTCTTTCAAACCCTAATCCAATAGCTACGTCTTTCAAATTCAAAAAAATCTCATTATCTATAGTGATAAAATAATGGATTTCATTTTTCATGTGAGTAGTTACATCTTCAAATGTATATACGCTTATTTGTTCGTTCATGATTGTTCTTGTGATTTTAGTTCTTTTAAAATATGTGTAATCGTATCTACGCTCCAGCCATTGCCTAATTGATTATATCTCTCTGTTATCCCAACACTAGAAGTATAATGGTCTGGCAATGTTTGTAAACGTTCGCATTCAACAGGAGAGAGAGGTCTAATATTGTATCTCCCATCCGGTATATTTACGTCAAAGGTATAAGCGTTTTGATCTGGCGACTTTTTAAACACGATATTGATCTTTCCATTTTCAATCTTGTATTCTCCAGAAGAAGAAGGAATAAACGCTATATTACTTTGATGCTTCTTAAAATAATCCCTAGCGTTCCCCGATCTACATGTAAGGCAATAAGCTTTATCCTTTTCAACGATACCATCCAAGACGATATCACTTAAAAGTATGCCCTTGTCTTGAGGTCGCTTTATACCCCAGTTTGCCCAATAATTTCTTTTTCTATTTTGAGCCGAGACCAAAGAAGAATTAATCATAATAGGCTCTACTCCTAGAGATTTGGAAATTATGTCTTGATACTCTCGCTTCATCTTCACATTCTCAAGAAGAAATCTTACGTTAGGATTTAATGATTTGATGTGGTTGAGAATATCCAGATAAACGAAAAAGAGCTTACTTCTTGGGTCATTAAAGTTTAATTGCTTACCAGCAAAGCTGAAACCTTGGCACGGCGTTCCCCCTATTAGCAAATCAATGCTGTTCCAATTTATATCCCAATCCTTCCAATTTTGAACATCTCCCAGCCTTATGAGATCTGGATAGTTATGTTCACTCACGGTAATGGCTGCTGTGCTTATCTCACTAGCATAATATTTGATGGACGTGAAGCCAGCTCTTTCCAAAGCCAGTCTTCCGCAACTGATCCCATCAAAGAGAGATAAAACATTCACTGTTCTATCTTACTCGACATAAAAATTTTGCCATTCTTATCTGCTCCTACTTTATGAAATGTGGTCGTTCCTCTATCGTGCATCTGGATAGCTAACTTTGCGTCCCATATATCCTTCCAATTTTCAATTGAATATCCAGTGAATCTGCGTTGGTTCTCGAATTTAAATTCTACATTATACAATAATTCATTCGTAACAAGATCGAGCACCTTACCAACTCGTATTTTTACAATTTTCATTTTGCATTAAATGTTATTCCGTTCGCCACAATGTTTCCGGTATACAAACTGAGTCTTACGTACTCCAGTGTTTCAAAATTCTTCAAGAAATCATATATTGCTATTACGAACATCTTTTGCTCTAATGGATCTTTAGGAGCGTCTTCACGTTTATAGATAACACAATCTTCCCATGCTCCATTTTCCATTTTCTGTTTTCCTATATTTATTACGACATATAAATGATGTTTGTAATAGTAAGTGTTGCTTTCTTTTAATTCGTATTTTTCCATTTTGCGATAGTTTTAGTGTCCACCAATCCTAAAAAGGAAAGGTAGACGTGATTATTATTAAGCTTCTACTAACTCTTCTACTTTTTCTTCCCAAAGCTGGTGTATCAATGTTCGACCCTCATGATTCCATCTAATGATTGATTTGAACGGAGAAGGTGACAATAAGGTTTGATGCTCATCTATTACTTTCCAGCTACCAGATTTTCCGGTCAATACCCCCTTGTTACATAAGAATTGATTCAATACTTGAGATGTCGTTCTCAATTCCGTAGCGATAGTCGTAGTGGTAAAGTAATCTCGATTCTCTACCATACCAGAGTAATATTCCACCTTCGGCTTATCCTCTTCGATCTTGGCTTCCTGCTCCTCTACCTTTTGTTGTAGATGAGCGGATAAAATAAGAGCGTCAGAGAATTTCTGAGGGATGGGGAAACCGCCAAAATTAACGTTGTTATATAGTGATGTAGTTCCTGTTGTGATTAATTCTTTAATCTTGTCGTTACACCAGATAGCAAACTCAGGAGCTAACCAACGAGCGAACTCCAAAGCTACATCCTCGTGCATCCACGTTCCCTGCGCTTGACCTCCTTGAGAAATTAAAATAAGGCTATGATTTTCTTTTGCGCCTGACATAACGAATTTAAGTTCTTTATAACTAACATATTGAATACCGTCGTACAGATCTGCACGACGACTATTATTCTTATTTTTTATGGTAGACAATACATATAGAAATTCTTTTGTGGACTTCAATCGTATCCAATCAGGAAATCTTTTGTCAAAACCTTTTGCCATTTCTGTAGCATTGACCATCACTGTGTTGTTGACAGTCTTAAAGGTTATATTGTTCCCATTATAATTAAATATACCCGGAAAATTAGTTAGTTCTTTTTTATTGCTTGATACATTATTTGTTTCTTTTGGTCCTTCCACTTTCATCTCCGCTCCTTTTTCTCTCTCAATAAATTTTTTGATAATGTTCAATAGTCTAGAGGCACACTCAGCTCTAGTGGAATTGGTCTCCGCATATTCCTCCAATAACCAAACAACATCCTCTTCGTTGATTCCCCAAGCGTACACTTTGGATTGGGTGAATAAAATCCTTCGCTTATTATCCAGCTTGCCCTTACCCATCAAGTAGTTCTTGTGTTTAGGATTACACCAATCCGTTACATTTATAGCGGAGCATATATCCGACAATCTGAACCACATCATATTGTCTACGCTGTTGATTATATACATTACGCTGTTTCCAGCGAACTCAAAACTCCCTCTCTTTATGATATTCTTAATATAATTCAACATCGTTTTCTTGTTTTTGATTGTTAGACTTCCAAAGTTTAATGATATTCTCTCTGCCTTTCTTACTCCATCTTACTAGAGATGCCATTACGTATTTTGTTCCATCCTTTTTGGTTTGATAATAAGGAACATCACATTGCCAACTCTTGTGCTCATCATCGGCGATAATAATGCTGAACTTTTTAGTAAACCATCCAGTATCCAAGAGGAACTTATTCAAACTGGCTGCTGTCACTTTCAGCTCAATCGCAATAGAAGATATGGTAAAGTAATCACGGTTCTCTTCCATATCATTATAGTACTCAACCTTGGGTTTATCCTCTTCTATTTTCTGAAGCGCTAATTGTTTCTCTTTATATTGTTCAGCCCAAGCTAAGGCGGCTTCAACAGGGTCCTCAAAATTAGGCAAGGACAAGTTGATAACTGCTTTATGAAAAACCTGCCGATAGATTTCAAAGACAGTACGAATCTTGCGAGCGATAAAAAATTCAAGACATGATGATGTTATGAAATATTTATTTACATATTTACTGCCTGTTGGCTGATCCGCTTTTTGGCGGATTAATTGATAATCAACACCTTGTATAAAATCTTTGATTAAAGACTTAACAGCGTTGTCTTTTCTTTCATAGACAAGAGGCCATACATCATCCAAATCCACAGGAAACTCTTCATTAGATTTGGATAATCTGGACACCTCTAAGAAATACGCTTTGATTTCATCACTGTTACTATTTTTTAACAATACTACTTTATTCTCCATAATTATTACATATTAGATTTAACACTACTGCACACCTGTATGACCAAAGCCACCTTCTCCTCTCTCTGACTCTCCCAATTCTTCTATAGTATCAACCGGAATCCAATTGATCTTAGGGACTTTTTGCAATACCAACTGGGCTATGCGATCACCACTGTTGACCACGAAAGGCTCATCTCCATGATTTATGAGAATTATGCCTATCTCACCTTTATATGATTCATCTACCGTTCCCGGGGTATTGACAACTGCTATCCCCTTCTTCAGTGCCAAACCGCTCCTTGGTCTAACTTGGATCTCATAATCTGTCGGTAATCCAACATGAAGCCCTGTCTTGATTAGTACTCTATGGTTCGGCTCGATCACTATACTTTCTTCACAAAAAGCTCTTACATCCATTCCTGATGATCCAAGTGTTTCATATGCGGGGTTTGGATTGTTTGATTTATTTAAGATTCTTACGTTTGTCATTTTTCTTAATAGTTGTTTCCTTGTTATACTTCTTTACTCTGTTTAATAATCTCTCTGGGGTTTCATAGGATCTCTCCAATCCACACATTTGGTCGAACTCTTGTAATTTTAATGAATACAAGTCTGAAATGCAGACTTCTACATTGGGAGGTACCGATCTAAAATACAAGCTATTCGTGGTTTTTAATCCACCCTTTATCGCCATGTGTACGGCTGGTTGATATGAACCTGTTAGTTTAGCCGCTTGGTATGAATTAGATACAATGGCTATCAAGTTAAAATTAGGTTCAAAGATTAGGACCGTATTACCCTCCGGCCCTAACCCTGTAGATTTTGTCATTTTATGGTATTTATACTAATTTTTCCAATACCGATTTCGGCAATCTTCTCTTAGCGGCTACTGCCAAATAGTTATCAGATACCACCATCCCATTGTAGAACAGCTCGTGCATCCTATCGTGCATATAGACAGAGAACGCAGGATCGATATACTCAACAAAGGAGAAGGCGAGAACCTCGTGGATCATAGTGTCTCCATTATCATCAGTCAAAAACAATTGCTCCGGACTATCAAGTCCCAATTTTCTTGCGTATAGATCAATAATAACAGAGCAAGTTTCCTTATAATTATCAATGCTGCATTGAGATTGATCTACTTCTCTGTTGTTCATAAAAGCCGTAGCGTTGAATACGGATACTCCCATCACTTGACCGAATAATAAATCTGGTAACTCAGGATACCAAGCCTCGAAATTATGTTTAGTGCTCATTTTTTACGCTTTAAATAGATAGATTTTTTTATTACCTTGTTCACGCATATCTAGATGTACCCACGATACGCCATCCTCCAGTGATATTGGATATGGAAGTTCCGAGGCATGAAGCATGATCCAATTACGGACCGCTGCCGCATTCATTTCCTTAACATCAAAATCACAAGCTTTTCCCAAGATGTGCGAACTCATGTATATTTTAGACATGCTGGTTTTAGATCTAACCAGATCACATAGATTACAACGAAGACCTCGTTGTGACAAGCTTCCCCCTATAGACCAGCTATTTACAAAAATATGTTTCCCTAGTTTTTCTCTCAGAAAGTCCAGTGTTTCAAGTAAATGGGGATCAAAGAAGCTCCAGATGAAGTTCGGATTATGCCCCCACTTATTGCAAACATGAGGGCATACTAATTCCTGAACCTCAAAATACTGAGGAATGTACATTATAATCTATTTTTAATCAGATCATAATCCTTCACCAGATCTCGATGTGTCTCTTCCAATACCAATATGGTATCGAACTTAGTCCCGTTCACATCCGGAATCTTGTAATCAAATACACTATCTTTTAAATGAGCCTTAAGGTGCTTCTCGACCTCTGAGGTAGATTTAGCCGGAATGAGATAAATTTCGGTTGTGGTTTTGACCTTGTTTCCCGATATTTCCTCGAATTGCACCTTTGCGGAAAACAATATCACACCGTTTTCCTTATCAATTGAATACTCCATATAGCCTTTCTTCTCTGATTTCTCAACTTGAAGAATATCACTATATAGCAGGTTTTTCACCTTATCCAGTCTATTGATCTTTGGGATATCAATAGTATCCGGAAATTGAGTAGTCTCTTTTAGCAGTTCCGAGACCGTGGTTTCAGCATCACAAAAATTTGCTGATTCAGTTAAAAATAGCTCTTTAGCGTTTTCCTCCTGTCCCCTATCGTTAATGGACCGAAAGTTTCCTTGAACGCTAAAGTAATTAAAACCGTACATTAATTTTCAGTTTTCATACTTTTTATTTATTGTTATTATTAATACGATGCAAAGATATACATCTATTTTTATACTGACAAACTATTACATATATTTTTTATTATAAATTTATATCTATCTAATTATTAGCATATAAAATATAAATACACGATATATAAAATTATTCATCACTTATATGTAATGCCACAGAAACGTTTAAGTATATTAATATCGTGTTTAACAAAACAAACAAAATAGGCATTTGAATATATATAGGATAATATCATAGAACCTCTATTTCAAAACAACTCACTTAAGATGCCTCTATTCTTCATAAATAACTAAAACCTAATGGACAAGAATATAAATCAAGGGAAAATAGACTCGCAAACCTTAGAGAGTATCTTCCGAACAAGCAAAAAGACCATACAGGAATATGTGTCCGAGATCGAAAGGAATTGCAGATATAAATCGACTCGCTCTCAAGTTGTCAAGGGAGTGATCTTGGATGATAGATCAAGATTGATCGACTTATATGAGGCATGTGTACAACAGGACGCTCACATAAGAAGTGTCTTAGAGACATTGGAGTCCCAGATTATCGGAGAAAGATATATGTTGGCAAGACAAAATGCTAATGGTCAATATGTCCGTGATGTGGAGGCTACGAAGAAAATACAAGGGAGCCAATTCATCAAGATCATCAAAGGCATTGCTGAATCTAAATTGTACGGTTATACGTTGATTGAGATTAATCCAACAATCGATCCTATTACAGGAAAACTGAATGACGTGAATCTCATCGAACGCCGCAATGTATTGCCTGAACAAAAGACCGTATTGAAACGTCAAGGCATATGGCTTCCTAATTGGGACCTTGAGACTCCTAAATATAAGAAGAACTATATCCTTATAAACTCTGGTGATCTAGGCTTGTTCTCAGCCACTACTCCATTGATTCTCGCCAAGAAATTCACGTTGGCTAACTACATAAATTTCAGCCATACATATGGACAACCTATTATCCATGGTAAATCGGAGAGTGAGAATCTTGGAGATCGAAATAGACTAGCCAACGATATCGCATCTGCCGCAACCAATCGTGTTATCGTGACGGGATTAAATGATGACATAGACATCAAGGCTTTTACTATGTCCAATAGCGAGAAGATTTATACGAGCCTTATCGAGCTAGTTAACGCCGAGGTGTCAAATTTGATTCTAGGTTCTGAGTCTATGGCTGGAGCGACACAATCCTATGTAGGATCAACTAAAGCCCACCAAGATATTTTCCGAGACCGCATCAAGGTCTATCGGGAATATATTGAGAATGCCATGAACGAGGAGATTATTCCACGGCTAGTAGCTATGGGATATATTAAGAATGGACTGGAATTTAAATATTCCGGAGGATTGGAGATGAGCGTTGAGAGCAAGATAGATCTTTACGATTTTCTTTCAGATAAATATGAGATAGAACCAGACGAGATCGCAAAGGAATTTGGTGTTGTTGTAAAGAAGCAGTTTAATAATCCCGCTGGATGGAACGATATAAATGATGACGGTAAAGTCGATGATAAGGATAACGTGGTGGCTAGTGGATCAATGGGTACTGTTGCCCCTGCATCCAGAAGACGTTATAGGAGAAGGAGCAGCAGTAGCGTAGCGAACTATTTACAGGAGGTCATGAATGGAAGACGAGATATTCGATGAGACTAAAATTAATGATGAGACCGAGAAAGAGTACGAGTATTTATTGTTCTTGTTCGAGCAACTATTAGATAAATTTAACAACCAGACCATAGACCTAGAGGAGTTTCAAGATATTATCGAGGCTCGATCTATGTTCGCTTTCGGACATTGCGTAAAGAGATTTGGTATAGATTTTAACGAGGCGCTGGATATAGTAAGAAATCACAACGAGACATATCTAATGCCCTCAGAGATCGATAGAAGGAAAGCTCTCGTTGCGGCTCTGGACAACTTGATCGATTTCGCCACGGCAGAGGAGACTCAAGTATATATGGATATAGAGGAGCAAGATGAGGATAGCGATCCGGAAGAGATCTTCTATCTATATAATAATGTATACGCCAAGACCGAAAATAAGGACATAGACTACGCTTCATTTATAGCAGCATGGTGGATAACTTTACCAGAGGAGACAACCCTTATGTTTATGACACAAGGGGACGAGCGTGTTCGTGACTCTCATCGTGCGCTGGAAGGACTTAGCTATCCTAAATCTCAATTTCCTGAATGGCTGATCCCCCCTATCGATTGGAGATGCCGTTGTTACTTGGTGGAATCATTTACGAGACCCAACTATATGGATGTTCCCGATATAAGTTCTATTATAGATAAAGCAGTTAATCCTGTGTTCAAGCAAAGCCTAGCGAAGGGTGGAGCTATATTCGGAGAGGATCACCCATACTTCACCGTGGATAAGAATCTTATTCAATCCATGAAAAACATATCATCAAGCATCAAATCCAAATACAATTTGACATGAATGGTATAGATATCACTTTTCAAGACATGCTAAATCAATGGAAAATAGTCCCTAGCAAATTTGCGTCTGGCTTATTTAAGGCCAAGCTGAAAATAGGGGAAGAATATGTCAAGGAATTTAAGAGGTCGTTTGACCTAAAGAAAGCTCCCGGCGACAATGGTAGATTTTGGCCTCTTAGAAAAAACGAACATCGTTATCATCATGAGTTAATGAACGAAACGGGGGATTTGAAAGATTCTATCTCCTACCAACTATACGAAGGAGGAGGGTTGATGATCTATACGGATGAAAACAAGTTCCGTGCTAATGGAAGAAGAAATGACGCATTTAAAAGTTACGCAGCCTTCCATAACGATCCCACAGGAACATGGCCTCCAAACATCCAACGTAAATTCATGGGTGACTCCCCTTTGGTTGAGCTTAAAGCACAACTGATACTATATAACTTATTAAAAAGCATCATATGATAAAAAAATACAAACCAAGACTCTTAACGAAAGAAAGCGAAGGAAGTTCTGATGAGCAAGACAATAGTGAGCTTACAGACAATGAGAACACATTAGGCGATGTATTTCAAGCTATCAAAAGAGCAATCCTTACCGTGAAGGAAGAAGAGGGTAATATGGAAAGTCCTCCCCTTTTTAAAACAATAGCCATAGATACCGGTCAGTTCGAGAGAATCATGAGTAAAACCAATACTGAATACGAGACCGTTTTTCCTGCTTGTTTTATACGATTTACGAATGTTCATTTTCTGGTGGCCCAGCAACGTATCGGAGAAGGTCGTGGTACCATCCGTATAAGGTTTATCCTCAACAAGCTAGACAACCAGCACGTGAATTGGGAGACTTATCCATTTTATATAGCGGAGAGATTGAACAAGGCTATCCAAGATGCAAAAGAGGAAGAGGAGGCACTTCAGGAACGATGCAACTTGATGTACTTTGACATGCCACAATCCACTAATATGCTGCAAGCGTACTGGCTTGATTATGAAATATATTTCAGGATAACATCAAGCTACAAGTATGCCGACTGGATCAAGAAAAAGGTCATCACTCCTCCATTCACCAACCATAGTGATGTTCCAGATGATAAGGAAGACGTGATAGAGCCTGCCTATAATGAATCATCCACGATCGATGACGGTATAATTAGTCCCGATGCCATCCAGATATTACCACAAGACAATCGATTAGAAGCTGGAGAGCAAATGGTCTTGACAGTCTTGTTCTCTCCAGATGACACAACCAACAAGAACATAAGTTTCGCTTCCTCTGATACGTCCATAGCGACTGTCACCCAAAGCGGCATTATAACCGGGATCAAGACCGGAAGCTGTCAAATACTCATCACGACACCAAACGGGGTCAATGCGGTCAAGGATATTATAGTTTACACAAAAAGAAATAACAATGAGTAAACCTTCAACAAATAAGGTCTGGCATTCAATTGATCAAACCCCCAATAAGGGCGAATGGTATTCCATCGTTCAGTCACCCAAGATAAGATTGATGTCAGTCTCTAACATTAACCATACAAAAACCGATTATCAAGTGAGTGCGGAAAATATCGTCAATACGACAGATGGTTTTATAGATGAGGCAAAAGTCTATAGCTCCATTACCCACATCGAGATCAATAACCAACATCTTATAATCTCTTTCTCGAATGGGCTTACTTTCGATTGTGGAGTTGTTAGCGGCGACTATCCGATATTAAGGTATACCACTGAAGGTATAGAGGCTAAATATAACAGGGAGCCGGATTCCGCATACAAGTTATTGGTCCCCACGAAGGATATTTCCCTCAGCTACGATAAATTAACCGAGGAGCAGAAAAACGAGATCAAGTTCCATTTCTCAGATTTTACCGAGCAAGAGATAGTCCTCCTTCAAAAACCAGCCATAGATGCGGCTGCTCAATGCTAGACTATCATAAGTCTAGTAAACAATGCGTTATCTAATATAGAGGCATTAAATAACTTAATTAGTGATAAGGAGGCGAAACGAGATACGTCCGAGCAAGACAGGTTGAGCAGCGAGACTGAACGTAAGCGGCAAGAGACTATACGTATAAGCAACGAGGAATCAAGGAAGATAGCCGAGCAACAACGGGAACAATCGGAGACTCAAAGGGTCCAGAGAGAGCAAGTGAGAGTTAACGAGGAAATCTCCAGAATAAATGCGGAAACATTACGTGCCCAAGCTGAATCTGACAGAAAATCCGAGTACTCCCAGATTGTCAATGAGACCAACACAGCCAAGGATTTGGCCCTTGACGTGGCGAACCATCCAAACTATGTAGGGACCGATTTTTACGTGTATCAATGGGATCGTTCCACTCAATCCTATAACAAGCTGGATATATGTCTACGACCAGAAGCATTCAATATATTTAGGACGTTTCCCTCTATCCCTGAGATGAACAATAACAAGGACAACGTGCCAGAAGGTAAGTTCGTGGTTATCAATGGGGACGTAGAGGTTGAGGATACAGGAAAACTTTATGTGCGCACGTCAGAAGGTTTCGATTATCTGGTGGACATGTCCGGTATGAGGGGTTTCTCTGGAAAGACACCTCAATTTATCATAGGTAATGTTGTCTCCTCGGAACCGGACGTGCCAGCCAATGTATCTCTTTCAGAATCCGGCGTTGACAGTAGCGGTAACCCGATTTATGCGATTAATATATCTGTCCCTAAAGGTAAGTCTGGAACCTCTTTCAATATACATGCCACATATGACACGCTTGATGACCTAAGCACCGCCATACCGGACGGATCCGATATAAACGGATGTTGCGCTGTTGGAACCCAAAAACCATACAACTATTATTTCTGGGGTAAAGGATCTGATGGAGAGAGTGGCTGGCAGGATCATGGTCGTTTGGAAGGGCAAAAGGGAGATCCTTATACTTGGGAGGACTTGACACCGGAGCAAAAGGAGACGATGGCGGTTAACACTGGACGTTATTTCTTTGAGAATTTAATGATTAACAGCGATGGTCATCTAATAATCAATATTCCAGATAATTAATTCAAAAATACGATAACATGCCAATTATAGATTTAGGTAGGATCGCCTATATTAATAAGGGGGAATGGAACTCCTTCACCACATACGAACAAAAAGACGTTGTTTCTTATAACGGCGGTTCTTGGGCCAGCTTAATCAATAACAATACCAACGAAGTCCCATCCGAAGGAGAGTCTTGGGCATTGATGTCCAAATCCACCTATCAGTCATGGCTTGATCAAGGAAATACGGGAACCGAGGAAAATTTTATAGCTACCATAACACCCGTTCAACCGGACTGGATACAAACAGATACGACAGCCAAGGATTACATCAAGAACAAGCCATCCAAGTTTATCCCGACTGACCATACCCATACCAAGAGCCAGATAACGGATTTCCCAACGTCATTACCAGCAGACGGAGGAAACTCTGGTACAGTTAATGGTCATACCGTAGACTCGGATGTTCCGGCTGGAGCGAAGTTTACCGATACCATCTTTGACGATAGCGACTTGAAGCAACAGATATCGGACACGCTAAACGCCTCGAAACAATATACCAATGAGCAAATCGGGAATATAATAGGATTTGATATATCCATTGTCTCGACCTTACCCACGACAGGAAAAAAAGGAATCATTTATTTGGTTCCTAAAAGCGATGGTACTGACGCTGATTTCCACGACGAGTATATATGGATCGACAATAAGTATGAGCTGATAGGAAATACCGCTATCGATTTATCCGCATATAGTACAACGGAACAGAATGATAACAAATATGTTCCCAAAGAGGTTGGTAAGGGATTATCCACGAATGACTACACTAATGAGGAAAAAAACAAGTTAAGTAGCATTGCCGCAAACGCAGAGGTTAATGTCAACGCTGATTGGAACGCCATAGCAGGTAGTGCCCAAATATTAAACAAACCAAATGTCATTTTGGAACAAGATATAGATCAAACCAGTATCGATAAGTCTCAATCTAAATGGGCCGTGACAGGAACAACGAACAAAAATACTATCTCGTCCACAAATCGGGTATATGACTGGGTTGGCACTCAATCGGAATACGATACCCAGTTTAGCACTGGAGAAATCGATCCTAGCTGGATTTGTTTTATCACGGACGTGAACCCATTCTCCGGATTCAATATTTGGATCGGAACAATAGAAGAATATGGTTCAATAATTCCTCATGACACTAACACTATATATTTAATAAAGGATTGATATGAGAAAAAGTATACACCCTATCGATGATAGTTCCTCTGTCATATATTCAGGCACGTTGGGAGATCTATTCCAGATGTTACCCAACATACCATCCGCATCGTATTCCGTAAATATATGGTGTATAGGAAAAGGAGGAATGGGAGGAAACGCCGGAAATGGGTGGGGTTTATATAAAGGAGGAGCTGGAGGTGCAGGAGCGAACGGAGGAGTTTTATGCGTATCATCTTCGATAAAATATTCGGATAACATTAAACTCGAATACACGAACGATGACGGTACGTATGGAGCAAAAGTCTCATCGAATAAGTTTACGCTCAAAGCCTACAATGGAGGAAACGGGGAAAATGGTACGAATGCAAGCGCTTTTGGAGGAAATGGAGATGGAGGCGCAGGAGGAACCGGTAGAGCCAATAAAGCTGAAGGTACTATAATGGTTATACATAACTGGCACGACCCGAAAGCTCCATCTGGAGGAAGAGTTCCTAATAGTACGCCCCCTAACGCTATCTTTTCATGTGAATATACCACGTCTTATGGAAAAGCAAGCGCAGGCTCTGGAGGTAGCGCCCCAACCTCTCCATCTCCGGGGTGTATAGTTCTTGAATTAATGTTACCGATCGGATTCGTTGGAGAGCAAGTTATCAATCAAATTTTTATAGGAGATACAAAAATAAACCAAGCCTTATGATAAAACAAGGGAATAAAGTAATCAGTAATACGCAAATTAAAATATTATCAAGCAATGAGATAACAAAAGAAACCATTGAGAATGTTCTTACTGGCGAAATAGTATCTCATACTCATGATGGAACATATGTCAAAAAAGATGATCCTAGATTAAGCGACTCACGTCCAGCATCGGATGTTAGCGCATGGGCGAAAGCCTCTATCAAACCATCATATTCCGCATCCGAGATAACAGGATTATCCAATGTCGCAAAAACAGGTAGTTATAATGACTTGTCTAACAAGCCTACAATCCCTACCGTTGATGTCAACAAGGCTTATGTTGATGGTGCGTTAGCTACAAAGGCAGATCTTGTAAGCGGAAAGATCCCGTTATCCCAGCTGCCCGAAATCCCGTCCCCGATAACCATTGACAGCTCATTAAGCTCGACAAGTACGAATCCTGTGCAAAATAAGGTTATAAACACAGCGTTAGGAAACAAAGTTGACAAGGTATCTGGAAAAGGATTGAGTACCAACGATTATACTACAACCGAAAAAAACAAACTATCAAGAATCGGTTGGATTGTATACCGAGATCCATCAATAGAATATGAAAAAGGTAGTATTGTATTTTCTACATATTCTATTGATCCTAATTCTGGATCAAGTAATAAAAGTTCATTTGATATTAGAGGGGCAGATAGCTCTAGCTCGGGAATAATGACAGCCTCAGATAAGAATAAATTAGATGGCATAGCGACAGGGGCGAACAATTACATTCATCCTGCAACATCAGGAAACAAACATATCCCAGCAGGGGGAGCATCTGGTCAGATCCTTCGCTGGGGTTCAGATGGTACGGCTGTATGGGGAGCGGATAACAACACCACATATAGCGTGGTTGGCGCTAATGGAAGCACCGGTTTGGTAAAAAATGGTTCTTCTGTCACCAACGCTTCAGGTTATACTACTTGTCCTATTATTGGAGGTGTCCCTTATTATAAGGATACGACTTATACGCTACCAACAGCCACGGGGTCAATACTGGGTGGTGTTAAGACAGGTGCTAACATAACGAATAGCTCTGGCACCATCTCCATAACTAAAAGCAATATCACATCAGCCTTGGGATATACACCGGAGAAAGAATGCTTATTGATAGAATATATCGACATGGTAGGGAGCACAACTCCAGAAACCATAACAGAAACTCAATTCAATGATATTTGGAATGCCATAAAAAACAATGAAAGCATAAAGGTAAAATACAGCCAAGCGGATATCGGAGTATATATAACCGCAGATTGTGTATACGGGCTGTGTTACGGCCCAGAATTTGCCCAATGTATATTTGGTTCATTACACTCAGATGCCAAAGATATTATTATAGAAATTCAAAAACAAGATACAAAATATACGCTCGCTTGCAGCGCTGACAACGGTGTTATTTCCACAGATGGATCTAGTGATATGTTTTTAGCGAATGACGGAACCTATCGCTTTTTACCAAAAGTCTCAACAACGCAAAATGGTATTGTTAATGTCCTACCAGATGACGCTACGAAATTCCTTGATGGAAAGGGTAATTGGAGCACGGTGAGCACGGTATTAAAACCGGGGGTTAGCGATATATTTAAAAGAATTGGAGACGCAGGTGAAGGGGGAACGGTCACGCAAGCGGAATGGGATATATTGGTTGCGGCTACCCCAGAGATAGATAAAACTTATTTCTTTTCCGTAACCGAAGAATTTATAAATGAAGGTATAGGAATGTGCTATGACAAAGGTGTCATAACAAGAACAACAAGTAGCGTTGATATGCTCATCAACGGTATATTACCTCAATATCCTCAATATTTAGTAGGTATGTCCGTGGATGCGACTACAAAAGCATGTAGCATGATCGCATACGCAAGCACGATAGCCGGAGGCAGTAATGGGTTATCGATCTCTTCTGTAGTGTCGGATGGAAATAATCCAACCTCATGCGGCTTAACTTTAAAAACCAACGGTGATGGATCTAAAGCATTGATGGATAACGGAAGCTATAAGCCTGTCAGCTCTGATTATATTATTGATTATTTGGATATCTCTGGAGGAACCGGAGAACAAACATTTACTATAACAGAAGCTAGATATAATGAAATCAAAACGGCCTTTGAAAACAAACGAAACATTATTTTATATGTGTTTGAAGGACTGGGGTTCTATAGGTTTACCAGTGGTATAAATTTTGGAGAAACATTTATATTTACCACCACCCATACTTCATTAGCAGGTAATAATAATACTCAAATTGATATATACACAATTGAACTAGTGATAGAGCTTCCTGTAAATACAAGTTCTAAAGTAACCTATAGGAATTATAATCGTGTACTTTCATGATCTTTGAAATCCAAAAGTCCACGTTTAAAGAGACATAAAACTAACAAGCGTAGTTTCAGCTAATCTTAATAAACTAAACCAAAACAACTTACGATGGATACGACAAAATTCAAATATGTCGTTGGAGAAGCCAAAACCAATGAAGTTTGCGACATTCGATTCTTTGATGCCGTAAACGAGTATAGTGCCAACGCATTCAACTCAGAGTTCTTATGGATAGAGAGCTACATAAAACCAAGCAAGATCAGGATCCTCATTAATAGTGAAGGTGGTTCTGTTTTGTATGGTATGAGTATGTTCTCAGTGATCAGAAACTCATCGATTCCCACGGAATGTATAAACGAGGGTCTAGCCGCCTCTATGGGTTCTATTATCTGGGCCGCAGGAGACAAATCTCTAATGAGGGATTATGCGATCCTAATGGTCCACAACCCTTTCAATACTGCTTCCGATCAAGACGATAAGTGCAACACCGAAGACGGATGCAAGACAAAGGCCAAAACCGAGGAACCTGATTACGTGAAAGCCTTCCGGCAACAGATCGAGATGATCTACATGAAGAGATGGGGGTTCAACAAGACCAAGGTAAAGGAGATCATGTCTGGCAAGGAAGATTCCGATGGTACGTTCTTCACGGCTGAAGATGCGGTTAAGGCGGGCATCATTCCAGCGGAAAATATAATCAAGACCTCAAAACAAAAAATAGAGAAGGTTAAGAACGCAATAGAGGGCATTACAGACAGCCATATCCTCCAGAACACAATCACCTCTGTTTGCAATGAGCTATCGCTTAATGACACTCTAAATAAGGTAAATAAACCTTTAGATGATAGTATCTCTAATCTTAATAAAAACAAACAAGAACCTACGGAAGTAGAAAATAAAACCAAGACAAATAACATGGAAGAAAACAAGACTATTGATTTCAATTTTGGTGCTGTTGTCGCTTCTCTTGGTTTCAAGGAAAAAACAGAGGTCTCACAAGTCATGGCACGAATCACGGAATTGGTTGGTGTCGAGAATAAATTAACGGAGGCTAACAAGACTATCGATTCCTTGAAAATCGAGAAAGAGGGAGAGATCACCAAGAACCAGAACCTAACTAAAGAGCTAGAAAATGTTAAAGCAGAATTGAAAACTTACAAGGATGCTGAGAAAGAGGTTATGAACCAGAAAATCGCATCTATGGTCCAAGACGCTATTCAAGCCGGTAAGATCGAGGATTCAGCTAAACAAAACTGGATGGATATGGCAACGAAGAATTTCGATTTGGCTAAGGCAACGTTGGATTCTATCCCTGCCAGAGATAAGATCTCCACAGAGATTGAAAACGACAAGGATAACGTGGAAAAAGTGAAAGATAGTGTCCATACGGTAGAGGCTAAAATGGCCGAACAGGTAGAGGCTGTCGTTGGCAAGGACTTCACTTTTGGGTCACTTAAGTAAAAACAATAACTAAAACCTTAATAATTAATTTATGGCAAGTGTAACTTTTGCACAAAACTCATACGCAGGTGAAGTCCTAGAGGACCTGCTGACCTATACCGCCCAAGGCAATGATACCTATAAGGAGGGTTTGATCCATATCAAGAGTGGTATCCAATACAAATACACCCTTCCTTCCGTAAGTTTAGGTGAGATCATCCAAGATAACAAACCAACCCCAACAAGCCCGACAGATTCCAAAGGAACATACACGTTCCGTGAACGTTATTTGGAACCGAAGGATTTCATGGTTTATCTAGAGTTCAATCCTCGTGACTTCGAGAAATACTGGATGTTCGCTCAACCGGATGGTAATTTAGTATTCCGTGAGCTTGACCCGAAAGTACAGGCAACGATGTTACGATTGTTGATGGACAAGAAGAACGCCTTTATCGGGGACGCTATTTGGCAATCCGTAAAGGGTGGAACTGCGGCTATCACGGATACGTTGACAAAACCGACAAACGGCGTTGATCTGGGAGCGGGTTCCTATAAGTATTTCGATGGAGCTATCTATCGTATCTTGACCAACCTAAAGGAAAGTATCAATGGAGAAACTGCGGTATTGGCTGGTAATACAGAATTGGATACTGGCGAGAAGATCGAATCTGCCATGTACACGATGTGGCAGAAATGTCCTTACCAGATCAGAAAGAACAATCTGGTTTACATCATGGATTGGGCCTCTTGGGACTTGTATGATCAATACGTAACATCCAAACAATACAAGTACAACGACAATACCCAAGTCAACAAATATATGTTCAAGGGTAAGAGAATCGTTCCTATCGTAGGCATTCCGGAGAGCACTATCGTTCTTGGTAATTTCAGTACCGGAATGGACTCTAACTTATGGATGGGCGTTGATTATGCCAATGATACGGAGGTATTGAAGATCGATCGTTTACAAGCCAACTCTGAGCTATACTTCTTCCAGATGAGAATGAAGATGGATGTTAATATCGTACGTCCGGCAGAGATCGTAGTTTGGACAGCGTATAAACTGACCGCCAAAGCATAAGACCAAACAATAACCAAAACCGATAAGGGGCGAGGCCAAGTCTCGCTCCTTTTTTTATATACATAATATTAAAATGGCAAGAATCAAGAAAGAAGCGGAAGAGATTACCGAAAAGTCTCTGCAAACCACAATTACAGAAGAAGCGCCAATCATTGAACTGACTGGCGATAAGATTGAAGGCATGGAAGAGAGCGCTCCCCTAAAGACCCTTCAAGAACCAACTCCCCAGATCATTCCAGATAATATCAACAAGATATTGAAAATGTACACTGGATACGAGGAACTTTATATCGATAATAAGGGTGGAGCTTATACGATCCAGTACCCGAACGCTCATTTATATCAAAATCCCTATCATAAAAAATAAAACATGGCAATAGGAACAGTATCTTTCATCAGAAAAGACGGCAATCTCACACCAACCTCTGTTGGTAACGATCATATCAGCGGATTGATCTTTGACATCCCAACCGATACGCAGATGCCCTCTAACGTAAAAATCGGGGACGTTATCCAGTTGTTCTCCGTTAACGAGGCTGTGACATTAGGTATTACTGAATTTGAAAAAGATAAATCAAACTTTCTCTATGGTATCCCTTATTTTCATATCTCAGAGTTTTTCCGCATGAAACCGGATGGGTCATTATATGTAATGTTCGCCGATTGCTCAAAGAACTGGAACGCAATCAAGACCATCCAGTCTGTAGCTAAAGGAGATATTAAGCAGCTAGGAATCTGGACATCACAAAACATTTGGTCTGTAGCATCCAGCTCAGAAGATGATTATTCGCTAAATCTAGTGGCCGATATCAATACGATCGCCGAAGAACTAGCTAACGAGCACCGTCCGTTATCAGTATTATTGACAGCTAACTCCACATCCGCAGATTCCACGGGATCTATCAAGACCATTGATTTGGTAAAGATCCCATCTTGCATAGGAGATTTTCCACGTGTGACAGCATTGTTAGGGCAAGGTAAATCCGAGCTATTAAGACAAATGCAAATCGAGAACCCAAAGCACTCTTCTATCGGTTGCGTAGGCGTGGCCTTGGGTTGCGTAGCGGAAGCAAAGGTGTGTGAGTCTATCGCTTGGGTAAACCAATTCAACCTGACTTCCAAGCATATGAGCGAGATCGAGTTCGGGTTCGGTAATATAGAGCTTAACGACACTGGAGATGATTTTGTCAGCATGTTGCAATTCGAGGCATTGGCTCCAGCACAAATTGACGAGATTGAGGAAAAAGGATATGTCTTCCCTATCAAATACGCAGGAAGAGCAAATGGTACTTATTTCTCAAAAGACAGGACTTGCTCCAATGGTGATTATAGGACCATCGCCAGAAACAGAGCCATCGATAAATCAAGGCGTGCGATTAGAAACGCCCTCCTTCCCTATTTGAACTCACCTGTACTGGTTAATCCTAAAACCGGATATCTGGCTGAGATCGAGATCAAGAAATACCAGAATGTCGTAAAAAACATCCTAAGCACGATGGAAGGTAATAGCGAGATCTCCGGATATAGCGTATTGGTCTCTTCAAACCAAAACATTCTATTGACCGATACATTAAAGATAACATACGCAATCGTTCCAGTAGGCGTGACATCAAAGATCATCGTAGAGGAAGGATTCGCTTTAACTAACGCTTAAAAACAACACATATGGCAGATAGTACTACGACACTTATTAATGGCCGTGCTTATGATTGGTCCATGATTGAGGTCAATTTCGGGTTCGCCTCATCGTCCGAGGCGATCTATGGAATCAAGGCCGTAAAATGGGAAAGGAAAAGAAAAGTAGAAAGCAACTATGGTATCGGTTCCCAACCAATCTCACGAGGTTACGGCAATTGGACATACACAGCCTCCATCGAGCTTGATTACGCCACGCAGGTAATGTTCCAAGAAGCTTCTCCGGATGGTACGTTGATGGGACTTGGAGAGTTTGATTTGATCGTTCATTTCGCACATCCAGATGACGGACGAACAGTGACAACCACCTTACAGAAGTGTATCTTCTCTGAGGATGGTATGGAAGCAAAACAAGATGACACGGATCTTTCTAAGGAATTCGATCTTAATCCGGGAGGAATTGATACTTTGACCACATAAGATTTATCACACAAAAGGAGAGTGATCTAGGTTGCTCTCCTTTTTTCATTTAAACAATTCTATTTATAACCCTCTATTCTTTCATAAACAACCAAATAAAGTATATATTATGGAAATGGAAGAAAGCAAAGAGCTTACATTAGCACAAGAAGAAACTATCAAGAAAACCTTAGAGGAAATCAAGAAACAAGATCCCAAGAAAAATAAAAGGGTGTATCCTATCGTAGTGTTCGGTGATGAGTACGATGACAAGGAAGTGTATATCGCTTATTTCAGAGAACCGGATTTCGTTGCGTTCAGTAAGTTCGCACAATTACAGAAGAAGGATGAGATCGCAGCCGTCCGATCATTGGCACGTGACACGTTTATCCAAGGAGATAAGGAACTAGTGGACGATGATTCATTATTCTTGTATGGCTTGTCCGCAAAACTGGTTAATATCATTGGTTCTCGCCAAGCTAAGGTCGCAAATTTCTCGATCGCTGGCAAGTAAGGGATGATGAGTGGCTAAGACAATATATAGCCCTCGTCCGTCATTACTTTCCCAGCGTAGATCTATCCACGATATCAGACGAAGATTTCGCATTGATCGCCAACGATGCTTTGTGGTTACATAACCAAGTCATAGCCACATCATCAGTTAGGCTTTTTTCTTAACTACTTTATATATTCCTCTCTAGGCCCCTATCGACGTGATGTCGGTGGGGGTTTTCTTTTTTAATCAAGTCTTTACGCTTCAAGCTATTCTTTATTAAGTAAACAATAACCAAAGCCTATAACATGGATTACAACGTCAGGTACAATATAGACATCAACGGGGCACAAGCTTCTAAAAATATCAGTGATTTCCAAAGCACGATTCAAAGGACTATCCCTCCCATCATAACCTCCCTAGAAACATTGAGAAAAGAGATTGGAAAAGTCAACGCTGCTTTTGTAAGTCTCAATAGAATCACTGGCACAAGACCTAAGAAGATCAAATTCAGTATTGATAATGGCATAAAGAAAGAGCTAAAAAACCTTCAATCCCAGATCAATGCGATCAAGGGAAAAACGGTCACTATCAATACCAAGGTTAACCAAACAACCAATACTACGACCGGATCAGCGACCTCTATTACGGGTAGGAAAAATAGAAACTATGTCCCTAAAAATGGCAACAACAGAGCTGCACGTGGCTTTGGTAGCGGGGCGAAAGGGTTATTCGGGGCTGCGGATGTCATGTACGCAGCAGGATTCCCTTTCCCGAACATGATTGGTGCAGCCGCTATCGGTATGGGAACCATGAGTATTGTAAAGGATGCAGCTGAATATGAGAATATCATGACAACGGTACAGAGTATCCTTAAAACCACGGATAAGGATACTTCTACGTTTGACCAGCGATTTTCCGATATGTCAAAGAATATCCGTAAGGTTGGTGTCGATACCAAGTTTACCACGACAGAGGTTGCTGGAGCGGCCAAATACCTAGGTATGGCAGGCTTGAATATCGAGGATATCAATAATTCCATAAAACCTATCGCCAATCTCGCTATCATTGGTGACGCTCCACTTGATAGGATGGCAGATATCGTGACTAATATCCAGACCGCCTATGGTTTGGACAGTTCTAAGATGGGACAAATATCCGATATACTTACAAGCGTTACCACCAGCACAAATACCAATGTATTGGAAATGGGTGAAGCCATGAAATTCGCAGCTCCCATGATGAGTATGGCCAAGATCTCTTTCAATGAAGCGACTGCCGCTATCGGGGCGCTAGGAAACGCCGGATTGAAAGGTACGGTTGCGGGTACAGCCTTACGAGCGATGATGACAAGATTATTGAATCCTACAAAAAAGGGAACTGAGGTCTTGAAAAAATACAACATCCAGCTATATGAGCTAGACAAGGCAACAGGAAAGACCAAATTAAGATCGTTATTTGACATATTCTCCCAGCTCAAGTCTAACGATGCCAGCGTACAAGACCTGACCAAACTATTTGATAAAATCGGAGGAAACGCAGCTAACAACGTATTCGCCGAATTGATGAAACTTCCAGAATTAATACAAAACTCAATCTACTCCGGAGGTCTAGCTGATAGCATAGCGTCTAAAAAACAAGATACCATCAAGGGAAAATGGGACAAGGTAACATCACAGTTTACCGAGACAGGTATGACCGTCTTCGAAGCGTTCAATCCTATCATCAAAAATGGGTTAGACGATCTGATACTGTTGCTCCAACAACCGGGAACAGCTCAGATGTTCAAAGATGTAGCCACAGGATTGGTCGCATTAACAAAAGCATTGGTTGGAGTATCTATGTGGGTATCTGAAAATTGGAATTGGTTAGAATATCTTGTAATTGGAGGGGTACTATTCAAGAAGATATCAAAAATCGTAGCGGCCATAACTCCTATGGCAAAAGGTCTTTTTAATACCGCTAGAGGGGCTAGCGCATTGACAACCGCCATAGGAGGAGCCGGTGGGGTTGGATCTGCTATTGGAGGAGGATTGCTAGCGGCCATAGGAGGAATACCAGCAATAGTAACCGCAGCCGTTACCGCTTTAGCCTCTTTGGGAATAGGTGTATATGGGGCAGGGAAGACAACGCAAGCGGTAAGCGAGTCAATAAAGAAAGAATATGAAAATCTGCTGCCCGTATTCAAGGATAAGGACGATGACAGCTCCGATAATGGAAACAAAAACGCAAAGAAAGCCCTTTCTGGAACAAAATACTATGATTTTCTAGGATATGATCTTGGAACAAAGAACATGATGTTCAATGGGGAAAGTAGCGTCTATCCGCAATACATAAGAGCTATGTCCGAACGGGGAGACTTGGAAGGATCGAAAATAGCCAACCAATATCTCATGGCATCCATTGGAATGGAGGATTTAGGGAAAGACAAGATCAAGTCGGTTTATATTGATCTTATCGATGACATGGAAAACCAGAAGAAATCCTACAAATACAATTTCGGTCCATATATCAATCTCACCGATGAGGAAAGGTCAAGGGGAGTAACTATATTAGACAGCGTCAACCAACTTAACGCAGATACGGAAAGCAAGACAAAGCAATTCACGGAGGCCGTAAATAAATCCATCGATATAGGGCTTGGCTCATTAAAAGAGATCATGGACCTTCAGCTAAAGATAGCAAGTGGGTTACCTGTAAGCAGCAACGAGGCCATTGACTTCATCAAGAATTTCACGGGTTACGATCTAAGCCAAAAATCGCTAGGGTATCATATAATAGCGCCATCTGGCGATATCGTATATAACGACAAGGAAGCAGCAACGAACACGTCCAAATCCGCAATGACCGCACTTAGAAACTCTGGGGTAAAATCATGGTTCTTGAATCCATTGATCTCAGCGCTAGGTGATATCAAGGATTTATTTGACATGTCCGAGCTTCGCTCCACGAAAGATATAAGAATAGAAGGAGATGCAAGTGGAGCAGAAAATGGAGGTAATGGTAATGGTGGAAATAGCGCCTATAGCGGAGTAGGCAAGACTTCCGGAACACAACCCAAGATAATCACTATCAATATCCAATCCCTCATTGGAAGTATCAACGTAAACTCAACCAACGAAGAGGATATGGAGACCTTCAAAGAAAAAGTAACGCAAGTAATGATAGACGCAGTAAAGGATTTTGAAATATCATACAGCTAATGGAAAAACTAAGTATCATAGAATCTACGATTAAACCTGAAAATCCAACACCAAGGATATTCGCAAACGTAGCCAACGAGTTATCAAAAAAAACGCTTCCCCCACTTAAACCCAAGGACTACGAGAATCATGCCATAAAAAGGGTGTTGGGGGAATTATACAAAGGCAAGGACCCATCATCGGTTCTTACCTATATCCCTCGAATCAATATCATTGATCTGGCTAGAAACCCAGAAGCCTACCTTCAAAAAAAAGCAAGGATCATAGAACATATTGTCACTTGGAGAACAAAACAAGCGGCATTAAGAATGGCTGATGAGATCATTAACGGTTCTCCTGATTATAAGCTTCAAACCAGATACAATCTATTTGATAGGGATAGTAATATCAAGAAACTGGTCGAAGCTAATACCCCAGTAAATTTACTACAAGAGAAAGGGCTGAATGGAACCCCTATCAGACATTACATACAGCTTCAAATAAAGGACGGAAGCGAAAATTATCAATTCTTCGATGGACATGCGGTTATCAAACTCTCCGAGCAAAAGAATATCCTGTTAACCAAGGTACAAGGTCGGGATCTCACACGCAAAGAATATATCTCTGGAGGGGACTATAATATCACCATCACCGGGAAGATAGTCAGTCCCTACCAAGACGTATACCCGACAAAAGAGGTCATGGACTTGATAAAGATATTGAAGCATAAGGACGTGGTAACATGCCAATCCCCATACCTCGATATGTTTGAGGTCAATACCATCCTAATACTATCCTATGATTTACCACAAGCCATAGGATTCTCAAATGTCCAAAATTACACGATCAACGCAGTGTTCGAGAGAAATACGGAGGCATTGAAGTTCGAGGAGGAAGAAAAGAAAAAGGTTTTATCCGCAAAACAAGTAATGCAAGAGGAAATAGCGAAACGTGAGGCTTGGTTAGCCGCCAACCCAGAGCAAGTTGTTTCCAAGGCCAGCTTAAAGGATTATCTACGCAAGTTCAACCCCAAACAATTCATTCAATTACAAAACTGGATATAATGGAAATACATGGCTTAAGCATACTGAATTGCCTTATCACAATAGGGGACGAAGATCCTAACGATAAACTGAACATCTTAAATAAGGTCACTGTCAATGAGGTTGTCAATCTCCAGATCAAGGACTCCTATCAGACACTCATCAATACGGCCACCGTAGAGTTCACGAGACAGATCACGGTCAAGTCCTCTTTGAAAGACGAGTTCGGAACCAGAGAGGTCAAGCTTATGGGTGACAAGGATAGCTTGTTCAAAAGAGGTAAGCGTATCAATATAAAACTTTGCTACGGAATAGACGAGAATCTCAAAACGATGTTCGATGGATACATAACCTCTATCGTTTCAGGAAATCCTTTCACCCTTGAATGTGAGGATATGGGATATATATTAAAGCAGACAGCGCTAGATCCGATAAAGACCAGCGCAAAAGGTACCAAGATAAATGAATTTGTACCAACAATACTGAAAGGCACTGGAATAGAGCTTCACCCTAGCACGAAAGAGATGAATATGGAGATAGGTCAGATTGTCTATCCACAAAGTTGTACGGCAGCTGATATATTGAACAGGCTCAAGAAATGGGGTATCATGTGTTATATGAGAAATTATAACGGTATTCCTCATCTAGCTATAGGCAGAACATTCTTTTCTGTCAATACCTCTGAATCATTACTGAAAGACATGCCGGATACTCCTTATGATATAGAGTTTGATGAGAACGTGGCAGAGGATAATTTATCCATCCACAAATTAGATCCAGCTCTCATCGCCTTGGAAGCGATAGCCTTGTACCCCAACAACTCAATGTTCAAGGCTACAATAAGAAGAGATCCTAAAGATCTCTCTAAATTTCAAGTAGTAAATGAGACAAAGATAAGTAAGAACCAGTTAAAGAACACTTTATTATCAGAATATGACAAAAACAACAATCTCACGAACCAATACGGCGGCAAGAACACCAAAATCGATCTTTCTGCTTATAACATTCGTACTTTTCATGAATATAACGTCAACCGTGACACTCTTATCAAGAATGCTGAAGCGAAATTCGGAGAGATATCCCAGACCGGAATCGATGGAGACCTTACGATCTTCGGTGATTTTGGATTACAAGCTGGATGCAAGATACGGCTGACGGATAACCTTAATCCCGAGCGAAACGGAACTTACGTGGTAAGCGAGGTAATAACAACTTTCGGGGTAAAGGGGTATAGGCAAAAATTAAAGATACCATATAAATTAAGCGATAAATAATGGCAGACCAGAACAAACTATCAGAAGCGCTGAGACGGATCGTACAGGCCCCGGAGAATAACTTGATGATATTGCACGGCTTTGTAGCCAAATATACGCCGGGAGATAATGGAGTCATAGGAACCATAGATTTCATTTCCATGGATGGGACGGTAAGGATACCAGAAATTCCATTGAGCGCCATTCCCGGATTAAGCAAGGGCCAGATGATCGTCCCAACAATCAAGTCAGACGTGACAGTATTATGGGCGGTAGGAACCGGCAACGCCTCTATCCTATCCTTCTCCCATATCGATGCCCACAATATCATCTCAACCAAGGAAGTCAATATAGGAGTCACCAGCGAAACTCCTAACAATGAGGTTGACTATAACGAGTTGGAAGATGACGGAAACAAGAGCGAAACCACATATACCAACTCATCAATAACCTCTACGGTCTCAAACAAGACCGACTCAGCCACTCAAATCATCGCTCCCGACAAGATGTCATCTGAGATCGGATCGTCCAAGGTAGAGATCGATAAGGGGCAAATAAAGGGTAGTGTTGGGGACTCTTACGAAAAGCTGGATACTTCTGGGATAACGCTGGAAGGCAAACAGATATTCGTAGGTGAGGGAGCGACAGAACCAGCGGTATTGGGTACGCAGCTTGTGACCCTCATGATGAAATTCATAACCGAATGCTCAAAGATAACCACCCCTACCATGCTAGGGACGATGCCAATCATCAATCTCGCTAATTTCACATCGTTCCTCTCCGAGTGTAATTCATTTCTATCACAAACCGTAAAAGTAAAATAATGGCAGAAGAGATAATAGACCCTAACAAAGGGCTTATTGATATGCCAGATTTGGCAGGATCAGAGGTTTGTAAAAACTTGTATGAAAGTTTTTATGCTAGTATCAAAAGTAGTCAAGGCGATGCTCTCGAAGGTTTACCAGAACAGGATCAAATAGTGATCAATAACAAGATAAAGAATGCTGCCTATAACCTCGCCTCTCCCATAGCGAACTGCATAGGAACCAGCGAGCCTTCCGAGCCTCAACTAGGTACTTTCGTCAAAAAGACAGGAGATAACATGTCTGGAAGGCTAGGTACGTTATTCGGGTTTCAAACTGGAGAAGATGGTAAAATATTCTTCCAAACCAAGCAAGAAAAGGAAGGAGCTATCATAAAAGATCAGTACATATCGATTGAAGAAAAACTTAAAATAGATAGCCATAACCTATTTATCGACAATAAGATATTATTCAATCATTTCTCCAGAGACAGTGACAAAAAAGAAATACTAGAGATAGATGGAGGAAATATTGTTGATTTCAAGGAATCGAACATACAAATAACCGGAACACTTAACGCCAATAGCCTCAGTGTGTCTAATGATTCCTTCACCTACTCTAGTCATACCATTTATCACGCCGGTAACTCCAATAAGGAAGATGTCGATTGGACAATGAAAAACTCAGACATTGCGGGTAGTCTTGTCGTAAACGGCAATAGTACGTTAAAGGGACTTCTTACCTCCCTACAGAAGGTTGAGCTTGGAGCCAAGAACAATGTCATCCTATCCATAAAAGACGATGGTGATTTAGAAGTCAATGGAAATATAAAGTTAGGTAAACCATATAAGATCAAGGTTGGAGAGATAGATATCTTAGGGTGTTTATCAGACAAGGATATCCAACTATCATCAATTGGAGGTTCATTGATACTTGGAAGTGGAGACAAAAACACTACCGATATACGGCTATGGAATACCCTTACTACCTATGCTGGAGACCACAATCTAATCGATAAGTTTGGCAACGCCTCTTTCATGAACACGTTTGAGGCTGGGTATGGATTCGGCAATAAGCTTCTCAGTACCGCTGAAAGTTCTGTCGTTATCCACGAAAAATTACGATTCGGGGATGATACTGGCCCATTCATATCAGCTGACACATACGGAATCGGATTGGAAGCCAAATATACGAGAGGAGAGTACAGCGCAACACACAGGACTACGATCAATATAGGACGATCAACATCTATCTATCAAGATCAATCCAGAAACAGCGAAAGTGTATTTGTAAGTTCAACCGCCGATTTTTTCACGTTCAACAACCCTATAGAGGCAAAAGACTTTATCGGTATAACTGAATCGACAACCAGACTTTCCGATAATACGCTATTCTTCACCGATAACAATCGCTTAGTCAACATACCTGATGGTATCAAGCATTTTGGAAATTCCTATTTCATAAACAATCTCTCGTCTGAAAGATTCTCTACTGGTTTTGCTGGTGAGGGATGGGCGATCAGGAAAAAGCTAGATACAGGAAATGTAGAGTTAACCGTAGATGAGGCCGTGATCCGTAAGAAAATGAGAGTTTACGAGCTTGAGATCCAAAAAATAAGCGTAGTCAACGGCTCTCTCTGGATAAGTGACTCATGTAGCGCAGATAAAGTAACAACAATACCATAAACTTATGTCATTAATCAATTATACGAAGTACAAAATCTCTATCGATCCTAAATCAAAGAAAATACAAGGATTACAAGCCGGGGATATCGTCAGAAGACAATATTTTGACGGAAAGAATACTATATACAGCTTGATGGCTGTTCTCGATACAGGAATAGATAAGATCGCCAACGAGAACGGGGTACTGGAGGATTCGCCTTATTTCGTGGGAGCATTGCTAGACGGAGATATTCCCTCCAGCGATCAAGTGTTGGATTTCGCAAGGATGACCAATCTTTTCAACGCAGACAGAAGCGGAGCCTTATACTTAACGGCAAGTGATTCTGAAGCGCCTTATATGAGTGTTCTTGACAAACTTGGAACCGAGAAATCGTTATGTATCCCTTTCTTGCCGGGAAACACCTCTTCGATCGCCTCCAAGGATAAATACCATGCGATTCTTAACTCTAATGGCACATACTCCTATCAGAAATACCTTGATGGAGCGTATCGTGTATTCTCCATCAACAAGACCTCATCGGGAAACGCAAGGATAAAAACAACCTTCGAGGACACGCTGATGATCCAAAATGTAGTTATTATATCATACAAGATCAAGGCAACAAGATCCATCGCTTCTCTCCCATTCAAATTCGGATATACGGATGACAGTAAATATGAGGCCGAAGGAACAGTAAGCGTGTCTACGGCTTGGGAATATAAATTTCATCTGGTTAGGATAGATCAAACTCCTAGAGACACCAGAAGCTTCACTATCGTTCTTGATAATGCCCCCAACAGTACCATATCCGTAGCAGAGTTGAATATCATCAAGCTATCCGATATAGCCAATTTCACAAACGCAAACAAGGCTACCATCGGTAAAATCGGGCAAATAGTAGATCCCGTGTTTGGTACGCTCAAGGGTTATGGTGTCTACTCCCAAAACCTCTACGCAACCCAGAACGTTGGTATAGCCGGTACGTTAACCGCTGGCGATGAGAATGGATTCTCCAGTACTTTCTATGCAGGAAGAATACAGAAGAACTTGATACGAAACAGTCTTGAATGCGATTTTCAAGGCACAGCAACACTACTAACCAATGAGAATCTACCGGCACGCATTGGTAACGCATACAAGTTTACCACCGTAAATATGCACACGTTGGTTTGCAGGGAAGCGGGCTGGGCATCAGCGAACAAAGACAAGATTGTCACTTTCTCTATATGGATCAAGGGAACAAAAGATTTAACCGTAAAGATCTATCAAAACACGAACTTGATAGACTCTTTCGAAATAGAGGCTGGATGGCGTAGATATACGACCACATTCCCTGTATATTCCACTGCAAACGAACTTACCATGAGATTCGAGACTACGGAGCAATTGATAGTTTGCTCACCTCAGCTTGAGTTTGGAGAATATGTCACCCAGTACCAACCAACAGATGGCACATTATCTGAAGACAGCGAATCCTATGGCTTTTGGGCATGCAAGGGAGGTATAGGTGGTACGATCCAGAACCCCTTACTGAGATTTTGTGATGATGGTTCTATACGCTCCAGAAACGATTCATTCATAATAAAAAGCGATGGAACAGGACAGTTTGCAGATGGTCGTTTCGCATGGACAAAAGACACCATAACATTACAAGATGTAACGATTAGGTGGGAAGATCTTACCCAAGAGGCCCAAAATAATCTTTCAAGCAAGGGCGTGAGAATCACTGGTAGAAACGTATTCTATTATGATAAGGATGGTACGGTAGATAGCAACATAACAGCCTTAGAGGCCGAGGAGATAAATATCGTTCCTACGAGCAGGAAATGGGAATACCTATCTCCCAATGGATCTTGGATTAGCGCAGGAAGCGCCTCTACCTCTCTATTGTTGAGCGATACATCTAGTATCTGGAGCCAGAAGAACAACCTATCTATCAAATATACGGCTATCGTCAACAATAAAGAATACTACGACCTGATTAGCGTATATAAGGTATACAATGGGGTTGACGGCATACGGGGAGAAGACGGGATCGGGATTCTATCCATAGAAGAACTGTACGCCGTATCATCCAGTAAAACTACCCCACCTTCCGGATGGGATGGGAATATACCAGAGATGACACCAACGAACAAATACCTATGGAACAAGGAGAGGATTAACTTTTCGGACGGCACAAAAAAAGAGAGCGTACAAATCATAGGCGTATATGGGGATACCGGAGCAACTGGTAACGGTATATCTTCCATAACCAACTATTATTTGGCAACAACAGCGTCATCCGGAGTCACTACCAGTACCTCTGGATGGAGCACGAACGTCAACTCACAAGTTATAAGCAAAGATAAACCATATCTATGGGGCTATGAGGTAATCAAATATACGGACAATACCAGCAAGACCTCCGTCCCGCATGTAATAGGTCATTTCGGAAAAGATGGAGAGATAGGCCAACCCGGAAAAGATGCAAACTTATTAGATTGGGTCAATGATTGGAATACCAACAAGACGGAAATCAATGGAAATCAAGTCATAACCCCTAAGATATTCGCTGGAACAAAGAACTCAGATGGAACATTGACAGGGTTGGCGTTAGGAAATCTTCCATTGAAGGTAGCCAATCCTTCCGGAGGATACGTGACACAAACAATCAATGGTATCTATGGATTCAATAAAGGCAAGAACACTTGGCTCCTTGACTCCGTGGGAAACGCTCAATTAGGCGCAGACAAACAATATATCAAATACAACTCATCCACCGGAAAGGTCGAGTTCGGGGAGGACGTGGTACTAGGTTGGGGAAACGTGGATTATAATGGGTACAAGGATATCATGGATAACCAGATAAAACATACGGATTTCAAAGAGCACACAAAAGACGAAACAACCAACATTTACACGTTTCCCGGAATAACAACTTATGGGATAACCCTGTCTTTATATGTCAATACATGGTTAAGTATCACTTCTACTTCAGCTACAGACTCAACAGTATCACAAAATTGCGTCAGATTTTCAACCAATAAGATTTGCAATCCCGCTAGTTTAGCGTTCAAGATATTTTCAAATGTAAATACAAACATGTACATCAAGTTTGGGGCAAGCAATAACAATATTGTCACCAAACCACTTACCAAAAACACATGGACGAATGTAGAGATAGAGAACTTCACAGGCATGGACTCCTCGTATATCTACATTGGTTTCGGAACAGCGGGTACTTTTTATATAACAAACAACTCGATGATATTGACAAACTCAGAAACCGTTATGGAATGGAGATTGTCACAAGCAGACCTCCAGTCTCGATTGACCAAGATCACATCTACTGGCATCTATACAGGAACGCTTGAAGCTAAACAAGTCATAACGGCAGCGTTAAAAGCGGACAGTATACAGACAGAAGATTTGCAAGCCAAGTTTATAACAGCCGATATAATAAACACCCTTGAACTCACGACAAAGAAAGGAACGTTGGCGAACTGGAAGATAGAAGAGAATTATCTTTACACGGGGACCAAGCAAACATCCAACGCATTCTCCACTTCTGGAATAACGCTATATAGCGATGGAGCCAACTTAGCTGCAATAAGGGCAAAGAACTTTCGGATAGATACCGATGGTAACGCTTATTTTAGCGGCAATCTAGTTGCGGCTACAGGATCTTTCTCCGGAGCGGTAACAGCAACAAGCGGAAAGATCGGGGGCTGGGCAATAAACGAAGCATCTATAACAAAGTCAAATGTAACACTTGGTTCAGATGGAAGTATCACGAATGGCACTAAATGGAAATTAAACAATGATGGTTCAGGACAATTAGCTAACGGGAAAATAAGTTGGACAAAAACAGGTGAACTTACCATAAATACTGCAATTGATACTTCAAAAATAAATGCTACAGAAGGAACGATCGGAGGATGGTATATTGATACAAACTCAATCTATAGTGGAACTAAATGGAATGGTACTTCCAATTTCACCAATGGAATAACTATCCATAATGACGCTATAGTAACTTATACTTGTATCTTCAAGAAAGATGGTTCAGGACAATTAGCTGATGGAAAAATAAGTTGGGAAAGAAATGGATCACTAAAGCTAGGAAAATGGGCTGTAACCTCAGATAACATAAATAATGGCACACTATCGATTAATAGCGCAGGAACCATAGAATCTTTGAATAAATGGGAACTTTCTCAAAATAATGGTTTAACAATGTATGTAGAACAGCCAATAAAATCGCAAAAAGATAATTTAAACTATGTCAAACTAGAGTCAGGGGCTATATTAGGTAATTATGAGGCAACATATGGCAGCGGTACTATTCACGGTACTTTTGAATTAAATAGAGGTAATATATATAGTACTTCTGGTTACGATGAGCTTCCATTCTTAAAGCTAGAAACTAAATTAAAAGCAAACGGATCAACAAGCTCTATATATAATATGCTAATTTCATCTCAACGAATAACCATTAATGATAATGCGAATCACAACGTAGGAGAGTATTGGGGTGGAAGTATAAGATTAACCAACACATCATCCAATAAGGAATTGAATATACGTGTTGGTTCAGACTATTTATATGGAACCTTGTATGTTGATTCAAATGGATACGTAAGATCAAATTTAATATAATTAAGGACTGAGCTGGAGAACAATAAATACTCCAGCTCTTTTTAAATAAAAATGAATATCAAACAGTTTATAAACCGATTAAAAAATTATAGCATCTTTTTTAAACCTTTTCCCAAAAAAAACCTATTCTTATATAAACAATAATCCTTCAGCGGAGGGGTTGAGAGGTGAGAGCCTCGGAATTGACATCGTGGCAAACCTAAAAATGGTCGGAAAACTGGCGGTAAACAAACCGATAAGAGGCGGGTAGAATGAGTAATGAGACGCTACCCGTAACGCTGAGTCCTGTGCGATCGCTGAATCTACGAATAATAGATAGGCGGTCTATATCCCTCAGTCCACGCCGTAAGGTGGGAACAAAGGAAAGTGGCATCCATATAACCATTTGCACATGGGAAGTAAAAAATCCTGCAACGTCTACCCTGACGACAGGAACCTAGAGAAGAATAAAGCGTTCTGCGCAATCTAAGCACCATGAGGTAAATGAGCGACAAAGGAGCGGATGTAGATTATAACTGACAGAAAGCGATTATGATAATTACCAGCTTTGATATGGCGAGGAAGAAGCAGTAGAGTCGGTTGGTAGAAGGAGTCGTTAGTAATCAGGAAGAAAACATTAATTACGTTCAAGGCTTGGGGTACGGAAGTGTTGTATGGGGTCGAGAGAAGTTTGAGGATTCATTCAAGGTACTATTGGGGGTATGCGAGCCATGCCGGGGGATAGTACGTCTTTTTGGTACTTAAGGTGCTTAAAGGTTGAATGAGACATTCTTCTCTAGGGTATAAAGGGGATGCTGCGTTTTAGCGTAAGGAAGAAAAGAAAAGAAAATACTGATAATCAATAAATTAATATCGAAATGAAACTATTCGTTAAAGACAGGTTCTATCTCTTGAACCTTTTACCACAAAAACCGGTGGACTATAAGACGTATAACTTGAAAAAAGAACTGGTGAAACAAGTACAGTTATCGGAGGAAGATAATGAGAAGTACCAGATCAAGCAAGACGAGGAAACGGGATCTATCTCTTGGAATCCCCAGATAGATCAAGAGAACCCGATCGAGTTGGAGATCACCAAGGACCTAGCCAAATACCTTAACGAGGCTTGTGAGAAAGTGTCGGAGAAAGAGTACACGGATGATGTGTGGGAGTTTATCGAGCGTGTGTTTAATGAATGTGCTCCGCTTATCGAAGAAAATAAGTAGCCTTCTATCCTAACCTTACCTTAACAAAAAGGCCAGTCAATAAAAATCAACTAGCCTTTAAATAAGACGCTCTAAATAATTGAAAAACGCAAATATATACATAAAATCAATAGAGCGTAAGAACGATTCTCCCACCACCTTCCCCCGTTCACCACCTAAGATAAATTACAACTTCTATCTACGAGGCAATGAACGATAGTGTTGTCTCACATACTCAGTTCTACCGAAACGAGTTCTGTAATATGCGTGAACGAGCACCACTAACTTATTCATCTTTAACAGGGGAGGCAAGGGTAGATTAATCAAAAAACCAAGACCACTATGGCATGGGGAGATTAGCGAACAAGCTTTTCTCCCCTTTTTTGTATCAACAAAACAACAATATATAACCTAATCTTAATAAACAACGATAAAGAATATGAGAACAGATATTGCGGTAGACTTTGATACCGGAGATCTATCCCTATCGGAAAGGACTCCTCGGTACATAGTTGATTTTTCTTGGGTAAAAGAGGATGATTATTATTTATACGGAAAATGTCAATTCAAGAGTAACATCCAGAATAATGACTTGGAGGAAGGTGTTGGCGTATATATCCCGGCTTGCTTGAAATATAAAAAGATAAAGATGTCATTTTGGGCTATAGATGGGTCCAATAACGCTTACCCGATCCTTAACCCTATCGACAACAGCGAGTATTATACGGTTAAGGACTTAAATGACAAAGAGGTATACGCATCCACGCTCCCTGTCATATCGGATCGATTCTGCTATTGTTTCAATCTAATAGATAATCAAGTGTATGTGTCGGACATGTATTCTTACGATCTATCCTTATGCGAGTCGCTTGAGCAAAACGAGTCCTATCTACTGAAAAGCTACGCCGGGAACCTCTATCAATATCCCACTACAGGGATAGCGCTCCAAGAATACCTTAACGGTAATATTAACGATTCCAGCTTAGGAATCAAGATCAAGGAGGAGTTTAACCGGGATAAGATGTTTGTCGAGGAAGTTAACATAGACTCCGAAACTGGAGAGATAGCCATTAAAGCGAGAGAGGAGGTATAACATGGCTGAGTACACGGTACAAACAGGACAGAACCTTTTTGATGTAGCTTTATCCCTATATGGGTCAATAGAGGGCTTGTTAGATTTAATGGCGAACAACCCTTCTCTCTCGATCGATTCTGAGATAAAAAGTGGAGACAGACTACAATACACGCCATATTATTACGAGGATCAAACGGTACTGCAATATTACAAAAGCAACAATATCGTTCCCTCTAATAGGATTGGTGACATATATTTCAAAGAGCATACCAATATAAGGATGCAAATATATTGTTCCTCAGACAAAAAGATGATAGGAATCAGCGCTTCTGGAGAGGGTGATATATATGTTGATTGGGGAGACAATGCTGAGATCGAGAGAATAACGCTTTCCAGCTCTTATAAATATTACAGTCACATACTTACGAGCGATACAACCGTAGACAGGAGAATAAGATTGTTCGGTGATTTCAAACTATATGACTTGGACTTATCAGACTTGTATCCTAACAAGATATTATCTTTCGCTCCCCTGCATATGGAAACCATAAAGATCAACGGGGCTACGAAACTATCAGGAATTGATTTCATACAGATGGTAGATCCGAAAGGGTTAATAGAAATAGGATTCATAAAATGTAGGCTCAATGACCTTTCTCCCCTAATCGATCTTAAAAACGCCCACACCATAAATTTAGGTTATTGCAATATTGGGTCTGGTGTCATGGATAAGTATCTTATCGGGCTTGTCGAAAATTATGGGATAAGGAGAAATTGCACCATAAATCTTGTCGGCTCAACATTGCCATCCGGAGAGTACAAGAAGCCGGATGTCCTACTCCATCCAAAAAGCGGGATGGAGGCTATCTGGGTATTGGTTAACGAGCATAAGGAATCAAGTGGTCCTTGGAAAATAATCCTAAACAATAAAACATATACGATTTAACAATGGCAAGAAGCATAAATGAGATATACAAAGAGATCGTAGCGGAAAAGGACAAGCGTCTTGAATTATCCGAATACAAGAGCGATTCCAAAGTATCCGTCATTAACGGGATAGCGTGGTTCGTCTCGGCCGCTATCTATTCTTTCGAGACAATCATGGACACGTTTATTATTGATATCAATGATATCATCAAGGACAGGATCAATGGAACTCCTTCCTACTATGTCAATGCAGCGTTGAAATACCAGCATGGTGACAAACTAAAAATTAAGGATGACGGATTGGGATTTGGGTATGAAAAGACAGACGAGACAAAAAGGATCATCACGCAAGCATCTTACCAAGAGAGTAGCAATCCTCAGAGCCTTGACACGAAGCTCATCTTGAAAGTAGCCACTGGAACCAACGGAAAACTATCCCCTCTCACTGAAGATCAATTGACGCAAGTTACCGCTTATATCAATCAGATTAAGTTCGCCGGGACTTATATAGAGGTGGTTAGCAGGAAAGGCGATATAATCATTCCACGACTTACTGTCTTTTATGATGGTAGCGTAATGGAAGAGGCAATGAGAAGTGCGCTTGACGATGCCTTGAATAAATTCATCATGGAGACAAAATTCAACTCGGCGATCTATGTATCCAGTATCGTAAGTTGTTTGATGGCTGTCAAGCATGTAACTGACGTATATATGGACGTAAACGCTGTACCTCAACAAGGGGTATATATCGTTTCCTACGAAAGTGATGGTACACAATCCGAAGAGAAAAGGGTCGGAAGAATGACATATGCAAGCTCTGGTTTTCTCAGGGAATCATCCAAGGAGGGAGAAGAGAAGGATATTCCTAACTTCCGTGAATCTATCGTATTAAAGGTTGATTCGTTATGAGCAGGTATTCCATAAATTTTGACAGGCTGGTCAATATGCTTGTTCCATACTTTCTCAGGAACAGAAAATACGTGCTATTCCTTCAGTCGTTGGTATCTCCCTTGCAAAAAACCAACTCCAAGTTTCTTGATTTCGCAAGGGAGAAAAAGATCGAGGCATCCATGACGAGTCAAGTGATTTTGTTTACATGGTATCTGAATCAGAAATATCAAAAATATTTCGTAGATAAGAACGATTCCATAGAAATCGAGGACGCTATCGATATTGGTGTTCCCATATACAGAAAAAAAGATCCAAACCTTACGCCTTGCACGGTATGGAACATTGATGATTCTTGGGATTCTGTCATAGGAACAGACGAGGAACCCAAGCTATTTTATTACCGGCAAGAAAACCTTACCATCAATAAGGCTAGCTTTAGCGTATCCGTTCCAGAGATAAATATCCCGCAAGAGGAGTTCGTACCTATGATAGCCAATACAATCAAGGAGTACAGGATCGCCGGAAAAACATTTCAAATTAAAATATCAGAATCTAAATGAGAGAATACGTTGCAAAAACAGGAGGTCGATATACCTATATAGAAGATTTTATCGGTCTCCAAGAATTATCACTGTCCTTAGCATCTATTTTTGATGGATGCAAGAATTTCATTATCTCAGGTTGTAAAACTACAGGAAACAACAATAACATGGATATATCCGCTGGATATGTCTACATCAATGGGAAAATTCGTCATTTTGAGGGAGCGACTGTTGATCTTTCCAATCCATACTATATAGTAGAAAGCGAAAGAACAGAATCCGTATCATATGCGCAGAATGCAACACAGCAAGGGTGTATTTATTATGAGTGTTTTGGAACAAATAAACTCCCACTTGACAAGCAATATATCAAGATCACAAGTACTTATATCCCTCGATTAAAGGATGAATTCTTTGGGAAGTATGCCGTAACGCTCGACAGTTCCTTTGAACAACAAACCATCTCTAAAAACATCGTGATGGAGAAAGACTTACATGTCAAGGGGAACATTATTAATAGAACGGGAATATCAATCAAAAATCCAGATAAGCAAGTTGAGTTAGAGGAGAAGATAACATCTGAGGGAAACGCCCAATTTGCTTTCTTGAAGGATGGAAAGGAATCTAGCAGGTTATTATTTGGTTTTGATGGTATGATAAGGTTCATGTCAAATGGTATAGAAAAACTAGTCATTACCCCAACCAATGTAGCCATTAATGAATTAATGACCAATGAGATAAGAAGCAAGGAGCTATTAATATCTGGTACAGATATTTATAATTATTTTGATAATAGTGAGAATGGCTCCGTAAACATTAATAGAAGCGGTTATGATGGTGGAGTAACCAAGTCTAGGCATTTTAATGTATACAATGGCAAGAAGAAGTTGCTGTTTCGTTCTGATGGAGCCACTGATATGAATTATTCTTATTGTACTATCAATGAGGAATCAAGCTGTGAGTTTGGGTTCACGTTGCGTGATACCTTACACAAATATAACGAGTCCGCTTATATAAAATCAATAGCGTGGAAAGATAAGGACGGTGTCGTTATGGGAACCGTAGGTTTCTCTGAGACCTCCCAGAATGACCTAAGAATCAAGCATCATCTACAAGGAAATATCACCTTGCAAGGAACGAAGGTTAATATTGTCGGAGAGTTGCAGAATAACGGAGAAGTACTTTCATCAAAATACGCATCTAAAAGTTACGTAGATGAAGGATTGAACAAGAAAGTGAACGCTGTATCCGGAAAGGTGTTGTCAGACGAAAACTTCACGTCATCATATAAGGCTAAACTAGACAGGATTAATCCCGATGATTACGCCAATGGTGACGATATAAATCAAGCCGTCAGTGGAGCACTCAAGGCATCCAACAACCTTAGTGATGTACAAGATAAGGCAGCTGGACGCAACAACCTTAGCGTGTACTCCAAGAATGAAAGTGACGGAGCGTATCTTCGCAAAGACAAAAAACTATCTGATCTTGGAACTTTAAGCGATACCGAGAAAAAAGTCATTAGAGACTTAATAGATGCAGCTAAAGTGGGTGATTCCCCAGCGGATCAAGGTGTACGTAAAATAGTTCAAGATGAAATGAAAGCGCTCGATTCTAAATTCGCTTTAAAATCAACCACTGGAATTTGTACAGCACGACCCGGCAATGGATTAGCATTCGTTCAAATTGGTGGAGTTGTATCAGTTGGAGGAAAAATTAAACCTGCGGGGGACCTTGGTAGCTGGTTTACTATACCTAATAGTATTGGTGCTCCAGCTACATTCATTAGTGGTAATATAAATACCGGGCTTGGAAACAGAGAAGATATAAATTATGGCATATCATGGGAATGCCCAGCTGAATCAAGGACTATTAAAGTCATCCATCAATACGCTCCTGAACACCAAGGTTCCGAAGTAGGATTCCATTGTACATATGTAACAAAACAAAAACCAGCGAATGCTAGTGAATATTTATAATCATGAGAAAATACAACATAAATAACGACTTGAACCATTTAAGCAATCATGGCAACGAAACCATTACTACAGAACGGAGTCAGAATAACAACGAAAGGGAAACCAACGGGGAAACAAGGAAGGCCAAAAGGAACCAGAAAAAAAAGGCACTTTGATGAGACTAAATTGGGTTTCTTCTTGAAATACGAGGCTCCTATCGAATATGAGCTGATTATGGCATCCACTCCCAAAGGGGTTTTCCCGGAGCCTACGATAAAAATTATAGAAGCTATCACGCTCGCCTCCCCTAACCCAGTCTTCCAAAAAAATAAATTCTATCGGTATATGGACGAGTACAAAACGAACAAGCTCTGTACTTCCAAGCCAAAACGAATGACACCGGTAAAAAAAGAGTATTACGAGCGTCTTCAGAGAAATCAGATGAGACGCTATATCGAACAAAGAAAAAAGACAGATACATTTTTTTCATGACAACATATAATCGGCAAAACGAAATGCGAGCGGTATAAAAAACGAAATGCGATAATCAGGGTATAAAACGAAATGTGAAAAAATTATCGCACACGCACGATATAAAAAGGCTTTCAAACGTCATTTGAATGGTGTTTGAAAGCCTTTAAAATTATTGCATTTTCACATAAAAAATACGTTCCAATATTTGTGTAATTCATTAGAAATGACTATCTTTACAAAGTATTTAGGAGGCATCTGTTGTATCAACATCGCTGCTATCTTTGTAATCAAACAAAGTTCGCTGCGGGTGTTCTTCATAATTGCATACCATCCACTCCTCCTGCTTTCTTCGGCTCGTCTTTGATGCGCTGATGGTTCTTTCTACCCGGTGGATTATCCATCCGTTTTTGTTTGCGTATTCCTCTATCATTGGCAGGGGAAACATTGTCAGCATGAACTTGCCTTTCACCTTCTCCAAAAGCTGCAGGAGCTTTTCCATGCAATATTCATCAAACGTACCCTCGTAATGGCCGCAATCGCTATTGATATAGGGAGGATCCACAAAATGAAACGTATCGGGCGAGTCATAAGTGGAGATGACATCCAGCGCATCCCGGTTCTCTATGGTCACGTTATCAAGCCGGGAGCATAGCCATTCGGTAAACTCATCCTTTGCGTTACGCAGTTTTTTCGGCATTCCGCCGCCAAAGTCATAACCGAACGAACCGTCCATCATGCTGGCAAAGGACATTTTACACAACGCCCAAACAGCCCACGCCCGCTGCACCGGTTGGAAGAATTGAGGATACTGCAGGATATGTCCGGCATGGGCGTGCATATCCCGGCTGTGCAAAGTCTTCTCAATCTCCTGTTTCAGGTCACGATAATAGACTTTAGCCATCCAATAAAAGTTCGTTATATCCATGCTGATATCGTTTATAACTTCGCCATCAGCCGGACGCTTGGCAAACAATACTGCAGCACCGCCGCAGAAAGCCTCTGTATAAAGTTTATGATTTGGGATCAGAGGCAGAATATGTTTCAGGAGGGTTTGCTTGCCTCCGTAGTAAGAAATAGGTGTTTTCATTGCTGTTATTCCTTTAAATATTACTATCTTTGCGACATCTCACTCACATAACATACAAATGCGACCAACCGCAGCAGAGGGTATTTAGCCCCCGGCTGTGCGGTTGGTCGCATCTTTGTGTAAGTATGTGGGTGAGATAACTACTTACAGGCCGGGGGCTTTTTCTTGCCTGCCCCCGACAGGCATTTATCCGTTTATAAGCGCATTGGCTTGTTCCTTGCATTGTTCCCGGTAAGACTGGAAATCATCCCACTCGGAAATAAATTCAGCAGCCCGTTCATGCTCCGGATTGACAAAGGCTATCATACGGTTTGACTGGATTGCCTCCACCCGGCTGGCCGAGTACCTCGTGCGGATCAACCCGGAAACAAATTCGTCATAAGTAGCCTCTCTCGCTTCAATCAGAGTACCTCCGTCCGCCATACTTCCTGTATAGGCATATCCCAATATGGGAGCGGACACCGGTTCAGTCACCTCACCCGAACGGGCATCCGGTTCAGGAGAATACTCCTCACGCTGCTCGTTCAGATAGCACAAATAATGTTCGTTATCGAACTTTGAAAAAGTCTTTTTTTCTGCATAAATCCCTTTGTACATAATCACCGATATTTTAATCGGGATCGGTTATCTTATAAAAGCATTTACCCCGGTCACCGATTGGTTGTTTAATAATCTTTGCCGAACAGGGTTCATCCAACACCACATCTTTCAACTGTTTGATAAGAGCCTCCGAACCGGTGAAAGTGATATGCTCCACCCAATCCATTTTTGGAGAACCGTCATCATCAGCGAGCAAAGCTCCGGTCTTGTCCTTTACCTGCTCGTAGATGTCATACTGGATGATCAGGCATTCACCCTTGTACTTGGAGGCTTTTATCTCGAAGCCTTTCAGGTGGATTTCCCTGTTCAAAATGTCATCAATGTGGTACTTATCTCCCGTGAGATTACCACTGCTGTTTGTTACTTCACTGAATGTTTTCATATTGAGAGTTTTTAATAAATAAATGCTATTGCAATGCTGCATGAACCCCAACCGGCTGGATGCCTTTATCCGGATCTCCTCATCGCTCATTCCACGCTTTCGTAGTTTGGCCACCTCCCGGCAGAGGTTTTTCTTGTTCTGCTTGCGGGCGAGGCAATAATCATGGAACGTCACGTATCCCACGTAATTGACACCCCTGCTCTCTACCGGGAAGACCTGATAATTCGGCTTTATACTCAAGGCACGTTCATTGTTCAGGTAGTGGTTGATAAACACGAGGGTTCCGTGGAGTTTCCCTTTATCCCCGTCCAGCAGGACAATATCATCCGCAAAACGATAATAGTACCGGATGCCCATTTCTTCTTTAATGACATGATCCAGCTCCGACAAATAGAGGTTGGCAAAGAATTGGGAGAGATAATTTCCGATGGGTACTCCGTTCTCCGCCGAGTCCACGATGCCGTCAAGCAAGGCGAGCAACCGGGCATCTTTCAGCTTCCGGCGGATCACCCGTTTCATGATCTCATGGTCTATGCTTGGATAAAACTTGCGCACATCAATTTTCAGGCAGTACCGGGTTCCATCCGGATCCGCTTGCAAATCACGGCGGAGCTTGTATAAAAGAGGGTGAATACCACGCCCACGGATACAGGAATAGGTATCACGGGTGAAATTGGAGAGCCATATCGGTTCAATCACCTGCATGATAGCCCAATGAACGACACGATCCCGAAACGGCAGTTTAAAGATCTTCCGTTCTTTGGGTTCGTAAATGATAAAAGTCTTGTACTCGGAGGTGCGGTAAGTACCGGTGATTAGTTCACGCTGGAGCTGTAATAGGTTCGCCTCCAAATGGGAGCCGTACTCTATTACTTCGCTTCGGCGGGTTTTGTGACGGGCGGCGTTGTGAAACGCCTGTTCGAGATTGCCGTATTCGACAACTCGTTCAAACAAATTTCCATACCTTTTCATGGCCTGTTTCTGCGGTTCTGAGTGTCTGAGTGTCTGCTTTGCCTTACTCGGAAGCGTTCGAACCGTTACCGGCCTACCAGCGTCCTTTTGAGCGTTCGTCATCTTTTGCCAAGTGGCAAGGTCTTTCGCCCCATCTAACCGTTTCCTAACTGCAAAGTATAGGGGAGCGGACACATTCGCATTCGAAGTCGAGGCTGCATTGTTCGTATTCGTAGCAAACGCCCCTGCATTCGTGCCATTGTTAGCGTTAGCACCGGAGAGGCGGACACGAAGACCTTTGGATGATGCTGAACTCTCCCAAAAATAGTCACAGAAATAAGTAGAGGCGGTTGCTCCGATTTCAGTCGGCATGGCGCAAAGCAAGTAATAACTTTTCTGTTTTATATACCCGTAGGTTCTTGGAACCTCGCAAACCTTGATAAGACCGCTGATGGAATTGTCATCATAACCGGCATAAAGGGACGGGGCAACGTAAACCTCCGATTTTTCATCACCCACGTTATCGATAAGCCCCCGGACAATCTTCCAAATATGACCGAAAGGATGTTTCAGGCCGAAGAACACCGGAACCTTTGCGGCATAATGCAACGAGCCGTCCTCCTTTAGCACGTTAAACGTGGTTTCACCACAGCCGTCACCCAGCTCGATACCGGCAGAGGTCGGAACAACCGGGTAATAACCCCACTGATCCCAATTCGGCATATTGGTGGTTCCGGATCCGAGGCCACCCTGATACAAACCGTTGCTGTCCTTTTCAGCAATCACGGCCTCCTGCATATTGCGGGTTCCGAATATGATCATGAAAAGAATTTCAACCACCGCCTGAGCCACGTACCAGTTGGCATCCCAACCCTCGCCACGCTTGCGGGCATAAGTTGAAAAATTACGGTACTGCATATTGGTTGCAACCATCCCCAACTGCGTGCGGTAAGTCCCGTCCCGGCTTGCATCATTGTTTCCACCACGATATTGGGCGGCATCACTCACAACCGAGCAAAGAATGGCGTTCGTTCTATCCATCACGCCACCACCGAGGGCGGAAAGGCCACCGGCGGGAATATACACGCACTGTTTGCCTTTGATAGGAGAAAGAGAAACCGCATAATATTTCAGATTCCCCACTTTCCACTCGGCAAAATAGAAACCGGTATTCCAACACCACATATACTGCCCCATCGTGCCATCCAGCTTGGCCGGTGTGCCGTCCTCGAAACGGTAGTGGTTCGTGGGATCCAGCTTGCGCCGGGTACGGTCATCCTTAACGAGGTAACAACCAAGTCCCAACAGCTCTGGCAGCTTGCGGAGCATATCGAGGCTGCCATGATAACCGGCAGCCCGGTACGTGGAATTCGATTCATTCCAATAACGTCCACAAACGGCGTTTGCGGCGGGGGGTACGGCCCCTATTGGGGCTGGGGAGGCTGGTAC